GTAGAAGTCCGTTTGTATAGAAAAACCCAAGTGGGAGGTTGACCCAGCTCGTCAAAGCATTATGGAGCGTTCGTCTATCGGTTAGGATCCCGGATTTTCACTCCGGTAAGAGGGGTTCGACTCCCCTACGCTCTACCAAGTTTGCTCGCATGAACTAATATGGAAGTTGCCCTGATAGAAAACTTAAAGCGGGGCTATGTAGGTATCGATCCCTACTGCGAGCAATACAATATGATCCTATACGCATCTGGTGAGGCGACCCCGCTGTCTACGGGGTGAGGAGGGTTCGATTCCCTTTAGGATCGCCAATACGCTGCTTTAGCAAATGTGGTCATTGCGCCGGACTGAAAATCCGATCAACTTGGTTCGATCCCAAGAGGCAGCACCAGTAATGGGCAAATGTGAGGGGAATGGCTAACAGATGGCGGGCTCGCAAGAGGTCTGTTAGAACGGGTTCAAGTCCCGATTTGTCCACCATAATACGGACCGTTAGCTCAGTTGGTTAGAGCGACCGCCTCTTAAGCGGTATGTCCGCAGTTCAAATCTGCGACGGTCTACCATATACTCTCATCGTTTAATGGTTAGGACGCTGGGTTCTCAACCCGGAAACGAGAGTTCAATTCTCTCTGGGAGTACCATTAGTTGATCTGGATACACAGGCCGGTGGAGATACCGCTTTAGAAAGTGTGTCGCAATGCCAGACAACATTCGAGACAACACGTGAGTCTTAGCCGATTTTAGGGAGTCATAGCAGTGGGTTCTGCATAGAAAGATCCAAACTTTTGGTAAGGGTTCGAGTCCCTGACGCCCGCCATAATAACGCCTCCGTAGCTCAACTGGATAGAGCGGCGGTCTTCGAAACCGTAGGTTGGGAGTTCAAATCTCTCCGGGGGCGCCATTAATCAGCAGCAGGGTCTGTTATAACAATGGTATTTCCGCGACGCATGATATTGTTCTCAGTTTCTAGGTCATCTAGATTAAATGGTTGTGTTGTCAGATCATATAGTTGAGGGAAGTTCTTCTTTAAGAATGGTTGATTGGACTTAGCAAAAACTTTTTTTATAACAGTTCCCATATGCTTCGATGTGGGCTTGGGATCTATGTATTTCGTAAAGATTGAATCGTCTTCTATTGGCTGCAATTGTTCCATTCTAACTGCATAAGCAGTGGCGCTTAGTTTAATCATCTTACCTCTTAACTTGGGAACGAATGGATTGGACTGATTGGCCATGATGTAGTTTAGATATTGCTTATATCCCACATCATCATGTGAGAATATTTTTAACACATAGTTAAATTTAGGATTTTCGTAAACTGCGGCATAGATACCGTGACCAGCTGGTCTCCATCCTAACTTTTTCAACTGTTTAGAAAGATTATCAAATTCAGCAGGAGAATAAGAATTATCCCAGATGTCATCAGGCTTTGCTGCAAATGTTTGTGCAGCTTTAAATGCTGGATGCTTTTTTGCACCTACTAGTTCACTTATTCTCATATGTTTATTTATTTGCTGTCTTAGTGTAATGGAAGCACAGGAGTTTGTGGAGCTCCTAGCACAGGATCGATACCTGTAGGCAGTACCACTTGACAACGGTTAGATAAATGTATATAGTAACAACATGGGGAAGCGGCGCAGTTGGAGAGGCGCGGAGGACTGTAAATCCTTTCTGTACGGTGAGTTGGTTCGAATCCATCTTTCCCCACCATTAACCCCCAGGCGGGCTGGACGACTCTGAATCGTTCCAACAGAAAAAGCCTTCCTGATAGCAAAGGGTACAACTCGGCAGCTTAATAAGCGGAGCCCTTTGCTTCTTATACGCACCGGTACCAAAATGGGAATGGGGCGGTCTGCAAAACCGCTGCGAAAGTGGAGTAGGTTCGATTCCTACCCGGTGCTCCATTATTGCCGCCAGGGAGGTCTTGGCGATTTCACTGCTCTCATAAGGCAGATAACCAGGTTCGATGCCTGGTGGCGGCACCATAGCTAACTATGAACATGGATAACTTTTGCCCAGCACCTTGGATGTCTATGTTCTGTCAAATTGATAGAATTAGCGTATGTTGTGCCAATGGTGATAATCTTAAAATGTCACCCAACGAATTTAGATCCAGTGACTATCTAAGTAATCTAAAAGCACAGTTTTTAGCAGGCGAAAAACCTAAAAGCTGTAATGGATGTTGGACTCGAGAACAAGCCAATCTTATAAGCATAAGGTCACACTACAAGAATAACTTTCCAAAATATACTCGTGAGTTTTTCAATGAGCACACTGAGTTGCCTGTTGAACATATGGAATTACGCACCAGTAACTTATGTAATTTCCAATGTAGAATGTGTCATCCAAAAAATAGTGTTGAAATTGCCAGAGAATTTGAAGATAACACTGAACTTCAGAAATACTTTAAACCACAACCAAGCTCCATTATGGAAACTACCTCAGAGGATTGGAGTGAGATATTTGATATCAGTTTGGAAACAAAGCGTTTGTTTTTAACAGGTGGTGAGCCTCTTCTTATAAAACAGTATTACGATTTGTTAGATCATTTAATATTAAACAACAGATGCGAAACAACAGTATTGGATATCTACACCAACTGTAGTGTATACAATCCTAAATTTATGGATCGCATTGCTCAATTTAAAAGAGTAAAATTTAACCTTAGTATTGATGCTGTTGGTAAGGTTGCAGAGTACCAAAGATATGGCACAGTTTGGAATACTGTCGAGGAGAACGCTTTAAAGTTTTGCAGTTTTCCTAATATATTTCCCGCAATACAAACTACAATAACTGCATACGCAGTACTGGGAATTTCCTCACTTGCAGATTTTTATTTGCAAATGTTAGAAAAAAATAGTAAAATGCAATTCATGGTACATGTGGCATACAATCCTAAAGGTATTAACCATATGAACCTACCTATTGCCTTAAAGGAACAAGCAATAGAACAAATTGATTTGGCAGTGTCAAAATTAACGGCAAAGCCATTTGATACAGTGCGTGGTGAATTTCAATCAATTAAAAAACAACTACTGAACAATACAGATACAGATGTTGATTTTATTCACTTGACTAGAACATACGATCAATCAAGAAATCAGAAGTTTGAAGACGTTTTTAATTTCAAGCTTTACTAATAAGTTAAATAGTTTATCCGTGTGTGGCTCAGCTTGGTAGAGCATCTGGTTTGGGACCAGAGGGTCGGGAGTTCGAATCTCTCCACACGGACCATCATTATCGGTGTAGTGTTAATGGTTAGCACGATGGTCTCCAAAACCACAAGTCTGGGTTCGAATCCTAGCACCGGTGCCAAAATAAAGTTTGACTTTTGTCAAATGAACATATATAGTAATAATAAGTTATGCGGGATTAGCTCAGTGGTAGTAGCGTCTGCTTTACACGCAGAATGTCGGGAGTTCGACCCTCTCATCCCGCACCACTTATACCAGTGCCTTTATAGCTCAGCTGGTAGAGCAACTGATTTGTAATCAGTAGGTCCCGAGTTCGATTCTTGGTGGAGGCACCAGAGCCCGATTAGCTCAGTTGGTAGAGCAACTGATTAGTAATCAGTAGGTCGGCGGTTCGAATCCGTCATCGGGCACCATTTCTTTTTATTGCGGGGTAGAGCAGTCCGGTAGCTTGACAGCCTCATAAGCTGTAGGTCGTTGGTTCAAATCCAACCCCCGCTTCCAATTATATCATATGTGCTTTAAGTAAACTCTTGAGTATAGGATCTTCACCATATCGCATTACAGCATACTCAACATCCAGTATTAGATCCTTTAGTACAACATCAAACCATTCGCCATTGGTCTTATGCATCTTAAGATGACGATGTATGACAGTTTCCAGAAGTTTTGTCTTGCAAATATCAGTAGCTTTGCTATAATGCAACTGTAATGGAAATGGGTAGCCAGTTTGAAGGCTCTTTAGTCTTTTGGCAGGATCTCGACTAATCCCTACCTTGTAAGGTGGATTATCACTGCCTATAACATAGATGTAACTGACTGACATAGTGGTATTATTTATGGTCTACCACGTGTTATAATTAATATAAAGGATGGCAGTAATGTTGCTTTGGTTTCTTATTATTATATCCGTTAATTCCAATGGCACTGTTAATGCAGCTTTGGAATACCCAACCAGCTATCGATTCAATAGTGAATCACATTGCGAAACAAACGGTCGCAAGAAGGTTAATGAACTACAAATGGAATTGGGTACAAAAAACAGTAAACTGTTTTACATCTGCAAACCACTTGATGTCAAGGAAGTAGCCAAGATGTTACCCCCAAGTTAAATAAAATATGGCAAAAAAACTTACGATATTAGGCAAAGGAATGGCTGGTAGCTACACTGCCAGCCATTTTGCCAGACACAGTGATCTTGAAATTGATCTATACTTTGATCCCAATACTAGAGTACAATCTATAGCACTCAGTGGCAATATTAATTTGCCCATTGCCATGGATAAAAATGCTCGAATTAATTACTCACATTTGCCATTATTTGATGGCACATTTAAAATGGGTGTAACAAAGTTGAACTGGGGCAATGGCGAGCCACTTGGAAGTTGGTTTCGTCCAGGTATAACATCCTATCATTTTTCAGGGGAAGGGTTGCAGAACCTAATACTTGATCAACTGGGCAACAGGATAAATGTTATTCCGCAACGTGTGGACATTAACGATATTGATTCAGACTTTATAATGGATTGCACTGGCAAACCCACTGATCCTGATAAATTGATATACCTTAATGAAAAGGAAGATAGTATTCCTGTTGATAGTGTATTGATTATTGATTGTCCATGGGATTTTCCAATTTACAATACTACGCATTCCGTCGCAAGACCATATGGATGGGTATTTGCTATACCATTAGCCAGTAAGATGAGCGTTGGATATCTATATAACAAAAGCATTAATACACTCGACGAAGTTAAAGAGGATATAAAGGAAGTCTTTAAGCAACTCGCAATTACTCCCGGTGATAAATCTGTTTCTTTTAGCTTCGATAGCTATTACCGAAAACAGAACTTTACAGGCCGCATTGCTTATAATGGGAATCAGTCTGCTTTCCTTGAACCACTTGAGGCAACATCAATTTGGTTAATGACTTTCAATCAGTTGGAGGCAATGGAAGTGTGGCTCAATAACAAACCCATTGATGAGGCAAATAAGCTTTATCAATCCAAGGTTGCAGGTATTGAAACCTGTGTAATGTTGCATTACTTTGCTGGTAGTATATTTGACACTGACTTTTGGCGCTTTGCCAAAGAACGATCTGAAAGACATATGCGTAATGCAATTAAAAATCCAGAGTTTCAACTTGCGCTGCGACAGATTGCCACAACCAATTTGAATAACCCTGGTGATGTTGGCATTAATGAAAAATACGGACATTGGGCCATAACAATATGGGGAAACCATTTTAAAAAATGGGGAATCTTTGACAAATTAAAAAAATTATACGTTTGATATCCACAATAAATAAACGCATGTACATAAAGTATTTGGAGTATCCGCCGGTTCCTAATGAACTGCTACCTCCCATTGATCAAATTATTAATAGTAAAAAGATGGATATTCCACATTGTGGCAATGTAGATCCAAATGATGTGTTTAATAGTTTTAGTACAAGAACATTATCAAAAGAACTGGATCATTGGATTACAGACACGTTCAAATGTCAATATTATGCCAACTATCAAATATTAATTGGCAATAATCCTATCCATATTGATTTGCAACATTTTCCAGGAGCTAGAATAGTTGCGTTTAACTATCTACTGGATCAGGGTGGCGATAATGTTATAACAACTGTATATGACAAAGATCATGCAGTATTACAATCGGAGAGAATAGATCTACACCGTTGGCATATGTTAAGAACAAGCATGCCACATAATGTCATGGGAATAGAGCCTGGAAAAATTAGAGTTGCATTAAGTGTAACACCCATAATGCATCCCAAAGGCAATAAGAATGCTTGATGAGGAAATCAAAGCGGCTCGCAATGGCTGCTATTATTATAATGGCAAGGTATACTTTCTCAGAGAAGATGCATTTGAGGACATGCTTGCCAATAAAGAATATGACAGTAAGTTAAAATTTTTATTCAATGATCATATATTTTCCAAGTTGAATTGGTCCATTGAGCCGGATGTTAATTTGGATATATTGTATAAAATTAGAGCACAGCAACTTAGAGACAAATACAAGTATCTAATATTAGGGTTCAGTGGCGGAAGTGATAGTACTCAAATTTTAGAAACATTCCTCAAGAATAATATTTTCATTGACGAAATTCAAACTGCACACAATGTTAAAATGTCACGTGGCATAGATCAACAAGTGCTAATGTCAGACCCTGATCTAAATTTATTTTTGGAATATGATCTTGCAGTGGAACCCATGCTTAAAAAAGTAAAGCAACTTAGTCCCAATACAAAAATTACAGTCATTGATAGTTCTGACTTTTTGCATCAGGAAATTCAAAAAAAGTCATACAAGTTTTTATCTATTGGCACAGGAAAAGAAAAAGGCATATCTCAGAGACTAACATCAACCATGGGCATTTCCATTGCACAGTATTATCTTTATAAACAACTAAATGTTTTTGAAAGTAAAGACAAGGATAATGTAGCAATTATAAGAGGCATTGAAAAACCACAGTTGTCGGTTGTTGATGGTAATCTAGTATTTCATTTTAATGACTTGTCGTTGTTGTCCATATCACAAATGTTTGCGGGCACACTTGATCCTACCTATACCATGGAAGATTTCTTCTGGTCGCCTGATGCACCACTTATTCCCATAAAACAAAGTCACCTTATTAAAAAATGTCTTGAATCGGATAAAAATTTCCTAACATTTTTTCTGGAACAAAAATCGGAATTCAATGAATATTTCAAAAGTAATAAACTGGAATTGTCAAGACCCAAAGCAATAATGCTTGAGCGTTCATATAATTCCATAATCTATCCAGACTGGGATACACGAACATTTGTTGCCCCAAAATCAACAACTGACATACCTGAGTTGAAACTATATAGTAAGGTAGTGGGGAAGCATAATACATATGGTGCGCTCAAAGATAATTTAAAATACGTGGAATCACATTGGGGGAAACTTACCAATACAAGCCAACTATTAAAGAATCTACAGAGTAGGCCCTACAATTTAGGAGTACTAAATCTAAAATGTTTAACATAAAAACTTTAATACTATCATTGGGATTGTATGCAGCAACACACACTGCTATGGCTGCCGAACAGGTAGTTATATACTCAAGATTTGTTGCCAATCAAGAATTTGGTATCATGAATCAATTCATTGCCGATGAACTTAATAAGATGCAAACAGATTATGAATTTAGAACCGCAGTGATTGCCGGTTCACAAGGCATTGCGGCTGAATTGAGGGCATTAGCAGCCGTAAAAGAAGGTAAAAAAGTTCTTGTCGCTGGGACAATTAGTAACTTTACATTTAATAGATATTTTAATCCTGAAACACCCAATCAACCAAACGTATTTGAGCCTGTGATTAACTTGGTGAGTCTTCCCGCTGGAATTCTTGTTAGTCCATCCAGCAATATTAATTCAGTGGATGAATTAGTAAGCTATTTGAAAAGTAAGCCTGTAGCGTATAGAGCAACCAGTCTTGGTGCTATAAGTCATACATTTTTAGATTTAGTTTTTAGAAAGTACAAGGGTATAACAAATGTCAAGGATCTACAATATCCAATTAAAGAGATACCGCGTAACATACTAACAGGTGAAGCAGATTATACACTGTCGTCAATTGAAGGAAATGACCAATTGCTTAAGCCTATACTGATAACCAGTGGCGTAAAAAATAAAAAATATGCAAATATACCAACGGCAGATTCAGTTGGTATGCCGGATCTGTTACCAGTTACGGCTTCTTTATTATATGTGCCAGTTGATCAACCCAAGTTATCAATTGATCTAAAGGATATGCTTCTTAAAATATGCCAAAACTCTAAATTTAGTGAACTAGCAGATAAATTTGATATGGATAGAGATTGTGTCATTGATGGGCAACAGTTATCTGATACAATGAATAAGCATCAAAATTTTATTTTAAAGTACAAAGATTAATAATTTAAACTCAAGCCAAATAAAATACTATGACGGTTATTGTTGGATCTATTAAATCCCTCGTGCCAAGAATCATGCATATTAGCGGCCAGCCAACCTTTCCCCCATCCTGTAGTCATTCTAATGGGGTTATTGTAATGCTGGTCTGTGTAAAATATAGTGCTTTGCTGTGGATCATCTCCTGTAATTAGATAACACATACCGGCAGCAACAAGCATACGACTATCAAGATGTATTGCAGTATTATGCCCTGGCTTGTCCAGCACTGGAGTACAGATTGTTTTGGTGATGTTTTTCATTTCATTTGGGGACTTGGCCCAATAGCCAGCAAACAATGGCTCTGAATATAGAACATCAACTATTGTATTTTTAAATTCAACAGTGAAAAAATAATCAACTAATGACTTAAAAGCTGGATCCTTGACAGAATTTAATACGGATCTTAAATTAAAATCAGTCTGTCCATATGCAACTTCATTTGTTACCCAATCCTCATTGGTAATATCAAATTTTGGTATGTTAAAATCAACTTCAAATACAAAATCACGCTGCTTATTAAATGTTAACATCCAATATTTATTGGGGCAAAATGTTCTAAATAAATATTGCAAGTGGAATACATTTTTTGCTTTACTGCTTGGACGTTATTGATTTATTGGACACATAGGCTTGCTCATGTGATTCCCATAATGAACTCGTGGCATAGAGATCATCACAGTCAAGTGTCAAATGGTACCTATAAAGGACTACACTGGACAAACCTATTTTTGTTTTTTGATAGTTGGCGTAGTACCGCAGATCAATGGGCAACTGAAGTTGTCCCCACACTACTTTTTGCCGCCATTACAGATGAATGGTGGATTGTTGCTTTTTATTATATATGGGCAGCATTTATTCAAGAAGCGATAGAACATAATCACACATTTAACATATACCCATTTTTAACAAGCGGACAATGGCATCTAATTCATCACGAAAACAATGAAAAAAACTTTGGAGTATTTGTTCCCATATGGGATATATTGTTTGGGACCTATGAGACAGTAAATGACAACACATAATAATTGGATGACGCATAACTTAAGTGAACGTTTCAATAACAAAAATGAACCTTTTGTTGTTGACCTACATCCCTATCAATTTACATCAATGAATTTTAGCGAAGCTTCTGATTACACCGCCAAGCTAATATATCAAAAATATTCCAAAATATTCTTAAGTTTTAGCGGAGGATTGGATAGTGATTATGTGTTTCATGTGTTTAAAAGGAATAACATACCGTTTGATCCTATAATTGTTAAAACATCAGGCAATGCACTTGAAATGAAGTATGCGTTGCACACATGCAAAAAATTTGATGTGACTCCCATAATTTTAACTTTGGATGACCATGAATACTTGTCTTTCCTTGATTTACAAGTAATTGGGGAAATATCTGGCAGTGGTCTTTGTGCAATTCCTGGAATATTTGCATGTGAATATGCCAAAGCAAATTCCGGTATTTGTGTTATTGGCGAACATATGATTGACAATGATGATGAATCAATATTTCCTGGCATGAACGAATGGGATTTTTACAATGAGGTCTTTGTGGGTGAGGAGCACAATGTTCCATTTTTCAATTATACTGTTGAGCTTACAAATGCCATGCTAGAATCCATGAACAATGATACAATTGATGAATGGAAACATAAGCTTTACAATCTAACATATAGACCCATTATTGATTACCAATTTGATACAAAGTTTCAAATGATAAAGTATACCATGTTTAAAAAACAAAAACAAAGACCAGTGAATCACTTTGATCCAGGGAGTAAAGAACAGCTACTATCATTGTTTAGTAGGTTTAAAATTGATAAATAATTCAGTAAAGGATTAACTGCCATGAGTTTTGCTTACACATTGATTCAAACAGTACAAAAAACATCAGACAAGGGTTGGACTGCTGTTATAATGGGTAATATTACCAATACATATAGTTCAACTGTTGATTCAAGAGATGATCTTTGTTCTAATAGACCCGAAACATTAGCAAAGGCAGTTTCAGATTTTATGCTTGTATTGGATCCACCTCAGTTTCCTGTAAATTTTGATGGTAAACCTTGGGAATTCAAAAAACTTTGGGATAGACGCTGGGTAGATGACAATACCTTACAATTTTTAAATTATTTTGACTCACTACAAGATGCTCAAAATTGGTATCTAAATTGGTTTTCCAGACCATTTGTTCCATACACATCAGGATATTATAATACAAGTTGGCAGATTGTTGATGGTGAAGGCAACCAACATCCCTTGCCTGAAATTACTTTTGAATGGAAACGTTCAAAAGAATTTGTTGATCCTGAATTTACCCCAGGATTGAATCCCAATTTAATTTAATTGACATTTATAAAAAGACATATATAATGACATAATAGTTCGTTTCCCGATAGCTCAGTTGGTAGAGCATTCGACTGTTAATCGAATGGTCCTAGGTTCGAGTCCTAGTCGGGGAGCCACTAAGCGGGTATGATGTAATGGCAGCCTGAAACCTTGCCAAGGTTTACGCAGCGGTTCGATTCCGCTTACCCGCTCCACTTTTATAGGATTCGCCACAACCACTACGTTGGAATCAGATGGGAGATGGTCACCTGTCCCAAAGTATGTTGTGCCTCTTGTACATTGTTGTTATGACCGAAACAATGTATCGCAGGATGAGGGCGCTACTATCGAGTAGCAGGCTGGCGGAGTGGTTGAGACCCACAACTTAATTCACTTAGGTTTAGCAACGTCATCGGTAGCCTCCCCGCAAGGGAGGTTTTCTATTGATCAAGTATTTGACAGCATAATTACTGCTAAGGAAGGCTTTTCAATGATTAATCAACAGTACAACATCGCACAGAGAATTCTCGCCGAACTACAGAAAGACGCAAACAGAGTCGTATTTGAAACCAAGCGTGGTCCAATGACAGCTGGTAGGTTTGCCAACATGATCATCAGCTTTGGCATCCATCTACAGCATCGCGGGGTTGTTCAAGGCAGCGTTATTGGATTAGACTGTGTACATGGACCTGTTGGATTTGCACTGACATTAGCATCAACATTGAATGGTGCCACATGGGTAAATGTGAACAAAGCAATACTTAATGCCAAGTTACATATGGACATTGTTGTACATAACACTCCAAAAGAGATTATCGGAGCAAATGTACATAAGATTACACCAGAGTGGTTTAAAGCTCCAGAAGGATTTAAGCCTCCAGTCACATTCCCCGGGTATAAGACAGAAGATGATATCTGGATGGTTGCTCAGAGCAGTGGCACAACTGGCAGTATTAAGTTCATGCCAATTACCTACAAGCAGTGGTTTGCTAGAGCAACTGACTTAGAACGTCGTAAGGTACGCTTCCCTGGCAAGCACGGCCAGTTCTGTAGCTTGTTTCATCCATTAAAAAGTACAAGCCAAAGCGATGTGCAAGCAGCCGTGCTAAATGGCACTAAGGTACTTCTAACATTTCCATCATACGATGATATGCGAACAGTTAAAGATCTCGTTGTAATGGGATCACTTAGCCAGATGGAGTTTACAATTAAGGATGCTGCTGAGCCTACTACACCAATCGATACTTCAATCAATTTAAATGGCAGCGCAGTAAGCGCACAGCAGATTGATCGCTTCCTAAGATACTTCAAGTCAGTATGGGTTGAGTATGGCGCAACTGAGACCACAAAGACGGCAATGAAGCCCATCACAGAAGCAGGCACATACAACGGATCAGTTGGCGCTATCTTACCAGGTACTGAGTATCGCATTATTGACGATGAGGGTAACGATGCAGAAGAAGGGCAGTTGCTATTAAAAACTGAGGGAATGATCACTGGCTATATCAACGAACCAGAACTAACAGCAGCACACTTTATTGATGGATGGTTCTACACGGGAGACATTGCTTCATATATCAATGGCGAATTGTTTCTCAAAGGTCGTCAGTCTGATAGTTTAAATATTGGTGGTGTCAAGATTGACCCTGCCAAGATTGATGCTGTACTCAAAGAAGTACCAGGTATCAAGGATGCTATAACATTTCAGAATCCAGAGTTTCCCACATACAATCAATTACAGGCATTGATTGTCGCTGATGGTGATCACAAGATAATTGGGGATGCCGCTGCCGCTGCCATGATGGAAAAATTTGGAATTACACGCTTACCACGTAGAGTGTTCTTTGTCAATAGCATTCCACAGAACGAGAATGGCAAACCTATGCGTAAGGAAGCAGCAGAGTTAGTTAAAGGGAAGGAGCCTGTTGTAATCATCAATTATAAGCCACAGGGTAAAGAATGATAAATCAACAATTTAACATCGCTTTTGACCTGTTTAAGTTTCTCAATGAGAACCCAACACATATCTGTTTTGAAAGCGATCATGGCACAGTTAAAGGCAAGGAATTTGCCAATTTAATAACTGTGTTTGGCTTACAGTTACTAGTGCGTGAAGTAAAGCCCCGTGAACTAATAGGGTTAGATATTGACGATCCCATCATTGCTCATGTCATGACACAGGCAATAACTGCTATCGGTGCCAGTTGGATCAAGATATCACAGCAAGCATTGGAAGCAGAGTTACCAATTAAGCATGTGATATACAATACCAAGCGCATGTATCATGGTGCCAGTGTTCATAAGATTGATCAGTCTTGGTTTAAGGAACCTAATGGTCTCACAAATGACATGCGTATACGTGGCTACAAAGATCCTGATGATATTTGGATGATTGCTCAGAGCAGCGGGTCGACTGGTCTACCTAAATTTATTCCCATCACATATAGACAGTATTGGCATCGTGTGTGGGACATGAACATCAACATGTTTGATCGTCGCATTGAATATTTCTTCACAACATTCATGCCACTAAAGACCAGCGCACAGTATCACACTATCGCCGCCATCGTGAAGAAGATAACAGTATTGGTTGACATGATGCCTGATAAGGTAGTAACATATCCTAAATTATTCATGTTAGGCAGCATCATGCAGACACATAAGTTTGTCGGTCTGTTGGATGAACCCGCAGTACCTTATGATGTTGATAGCGAGTCAGCTGGTGCTGCTATGAGCAAGAAGGACCTCGAGAAGTTCCTAAAGTATTTCAAGATCGTTCAGAGCAATTATGGATCAACTGAAACAACAAGAACATTTCAAAGTCGTTACACAACTGTAGATGAATATGTCGGTGACATTGGCCGAGCATTGTTAGATGATATCGTAGCAGAAATTGTTGATGACAATAATCAACTAGTTGACGTTGATATTGTAGGTAGCATCCGTTTGAAAACTACACCGCGGCATGTCACTGGCTATTACAATGACCCCGAAGAAACTGCTGAGAAGTTTAAGACGGGTTACTTCTACCCAGGTGATCTTGCTCGCAGAGATGCTGCTGGTAAGATATTCATTGCTGGACGTAAGAATTCAGCAATGATCAACATCGGCGGCATTAAGTTGGATCCTGTAACAATCGAAGATGCAGCCCGCAAAGTTCTCGGTCTTAAAGATTGCTTGGTGTTCAAGAACACTGCTATGTCGATGGATCGGCAATTGAATATGTTGGTTGTTGCTGATGAAGATGACAGAGAACGTGTGATGTATGCCATAACTGACAGCATTGCTAAAGAGATGGGTATCAGTCATGTGCCACAAGCACTTTACTTTATCGATTCCATTCCATTAAATGACAATGGCAAGCCGTGGCGCAGTGCTGCGGAAAAGATTGCTGAAAAGTTAGAACCAATTACAATAACACTTGACGAGATTAGATAATTAATATACTATATAGATAATGCGCTTGTGATGGAATTGGTATACATACCAGTCTTAGAAACTGGGTCTTGCAGGTTCAAGTCCTGCCAGGCGCACCATCTATGTACTGCCCTGGTGACGGAATTGGTATACGTATCTGACTCAAAATCAGAGTTTTGGGGGTTCAAGTCCCTCCCGGGGCACCAAGAATACGGAAGAGTGGCCGAGTGGTTGATGGCTCTAGTCTTGAAAACTAGCATACCTGCAAGGGTATCGTGGGTTCGAATCCTACCTCTTCCGCCATTTTATTGGGGATTAGTTCAGTTGGTAGAACGCCAGACTCTGAATCTGGATGTCCGAGGTTCGAATCCTTGATCCCCAGCCAATATTAGGAGAGTGTAATGTTTAAAATTGTTAAGCAAAATAAAAAGCAAGCAATCATAAATGGAGACAATCAAGTTCTCTATACACCTCCACAGTTCATTGCATTTAAAGGATATGATCTTAATAAACTCCTAACTGCAATGAATAAAAAGGGTTATAGAGACATTGAAGATGTTATCGCATTTGAAAGTGGAAAACTCAAGTGACAGAAATTGATTTAACAAAGATACAATTAACTTGGTGCCTGGACATCCTTTCCCGAGTCAAGAATATACTTGATTCAAAAGGCTGGACAGACGATCAAAAACTCGTTAGTATCGATTGGTTAGTAAAGCAAGCACTCAAAGTAGAAAGAGAAGAATGAAACGCATCTTATTGTTGGGCTCAGGTGAACTGGGCAAGGAATTTGTTATTAGTGCAAAACGTCTAGGTTGCTATGTTGTTGCTGTTGATAGTTATGACAACGCTCCAGCTATGCAGGTTGCTGACAGATCAGCAGTTTGTGATATGCTAAACCCAGATGCTCTTAGAAACGTCATTGACTTCTATCATCCAGATATCATCGTTCCTGAAATTGAAGCTATCCGTACTGAAGTTCTTAAGGAGTTTGAGGACAATGGCATCCAAGTTGTACCCAGTGCTAAAGCTGTCAATGCTACAATGAATCGCGATACAATCCGTAACATTGCTGTTGGACTTGGTATCCGTACTGCTAAATTTGCTTATGCTGAAACAGCTGAAGAGCTAATTGAAGCAGCTAAGACTATCGGCTATCCAGTCGTAGTTAAGCCTGTCATGAGTTCTAGTGGCAAGGGACAGAGTGTAGTACAGGATCCCAATGACATCACAAGGGCCTGGATCTATGCCGTCGACAATAGCCGTGGTGATCGCAAGAAGGTTATTGTTGAGGAGTTTATCAACTTCCATACTGAGATTACTGTTCTCACAGTAAAGCAGAAGAATGGTGACGATACTATTTTCTGTAATCCAATTGGCCATGTACAGGAACGTGGTGACTATCAGTACAGCTGGCAAACAGGTATGAGTCTTGACCATGTTCTAACATACCCTCAAATTGATGAAGCAGAACGTATCTCAAAGCTTATTACCGATGAGCTGGGTGGTGCTGGATTGTTTGGTGTCGAGTTCTTTGTAACGCATAATGAGGTTATTTTCAGTGAACTAAGCCCTCGTCCACATGATACAGGCATGGTTACACTTATTAGTCAAAATGTTACAGAGTTTGATCTACATGCAAGAGCTATATTGGGTCTACCAATCCCTGCTATTGAGTATCGTAACGGGGCAAGTGCTGTGGTTCTTGGAGACGACTGGGGGCGTGTACGAACCTATAAGGGCATCGAGCAGGCATTGCTAATAGCACAGGATGTACGCATCTTTGGTAAGGAACACAGTAGACCCTATCGCAGAATGGGTGTAGTATTGGGTAAGAATTTGATGGAAACCAGGGATGCTGCTCATCTCATCAAAGTAATTACCGGTTGACAACTACTCATAGCCTGTTATACTAATAAAGAATTAGGAGACAGGCTATGAAGCTCATTGATGATCGTATTCAAAAGCAGGAAGTGACCGAGATCACTCAAGAGATGGTCCAGAATTTAATTGAAATCCTGGGCGAAGATTATGCTGTCTTCTTAACACAAGCTCAATCCTCATTCCTAACCAAAGAGTTAGGTTCTGTACTCAACAAGTTTTTCGACACTCGAAACAAGTGAGGTAACCATGTTCAATGGAAAAGTAATCGTGTTCGATCTGGACGGCACGATCTGTAACGTCGAGCATAGGCGTCACTGGGTCGCAAGCAAGCCTAAGAACTGGGCTGCTTGGGATGCCGGTCTTCCCAACGACACTCCCAATGAGGAGATCGTTTGGATGCTGAACAACTTTGCTGACAATCCAGTTACTCGCATTGTGCTGTGCAGTGGTCGTGATAGCGGTCTGCGTGAGGCAACTGAGGCATGGCTGAAGAAGCATCATGTCTACTACGATTCTCTGTACATGAGAGCAAGCGGTGACAACCGTAAGGACTCAATCGTTAAGGTTGAGCTGCTGCACGATATCCAGCGTGACTGGGCTTGGCCGTGGTTGTGGGTGGATGATCGACAGCAGGTTGTTGATGCTATCCGTGAGCAGGGCATCCGTGTATTGCAAGTGGCGCCGGGGGATTTCTAATGTCCCTCGGCAAGCTGGAAGTATTGGAGCGTCCTAAATCAAAGTGGCCGTACTGGCTTCTATATCGTTTTAAAGATACTTATTGGCCATATAATCATACTGAAGATCTAAAACATATCTATCTTAAGATAGATCTTCTAACGAATAAAATTCCACATTGTGTCGAAAGGCAATGGGCACAGAACACTGGTGCTAATGGACGCAAGTTTAAGACTCAGTATGGCATTCTATATAAGTTCCTAAAGGAAGAAGACAGACTAATTTTCCTTATGTCACAGGAGACAGACAATGAACTATCATAATTACCAGTTGGTTAAGACGCTGGAAAAAATGGCTGAAGACTGTGGGTTTGAGATCCGTCGTTCCAGCTATGGTGGTGAACATATCAGTCTTATGACTCAGGATAAAGCCACGGCTCTTCCAGTATATGCTCGTAACATCGCACTGTTCACTGGTACTGTCGAAGAGTCAGTATGCTTCCTACAGGGTTGGTACAAGCAGCGTGAATACATTACGGTATTGCTCAAACTTAAGACTGATCGTATTAAGGATGCGGAACAGAAGTTGGTTGAAAAGTACGAGTCTGATCGTGTGATTGCCGCACTAAAAACTGGCAAGGATATTGGTTGGATGACCCCGGAAAAAGATGATCCAAATCACGCACCATTCTAACTACTTGACAAGTGAGCGTTTGGTGCTATATTAGTAATACAAACGAGGTGTGAAATGAACTACGATTTTCCCATAATCAAGCATTTGGACGATGTTCGCCCTGCTATCGAGGGACGTGATGAGTTCATCATTGCCGAACGTGATTGGGGCTATGTAGTCAACTACATGGTCTCCATGACTGATACTTTCCCTCCCGTATTGGATGAGGAGTATTGGTGCCCGGGCTGTAAGCTTCCCATTGCAGAAACTGTGGGCTGTGGGTCACAGCGTTGCCCAGAAGTTGTAAACTTGGCTGCTATACGTCGAGAGTGCCGCGGACTGCTGTTCTATAAGGATGGCAGCATCATGATGCGTCGTCTGCACAAGTTCTTCAATGTTAACGAGCGTGATGAGACTCAGGTTGGAGTCATTGACTTTACTCAGCCTCATGTCATTCTTGAGAAGCTCGACGGCAGCATGATCACCCCTGTTGTCACTGATGCTGGCTTGCGTTGGGGTACGAAGATGGGCATCACTGATGTCAGCATGGGAGCAGAATTGTTTGTTGCAAATCATCCCAAGTATGAATGGATGGCTCGTGAATGTATCAAGTTTGGATTTACTCCTATCTTCGAGTGGTGTAGCCGCAAGCAGCGCATTGTGATCGACTACCCTGAGGATCGTCTAGTGCTTATTGCCATCCGAAATAACCGCACTGGAGCATATGAGCCTTACAACATTCTCACGATGTATGAGCGTGATCATGACATCGAAGTCGTAAAGACTTACAAAGGTACTGCTGCTACTATGGAGCACCTTATGGGTGAGACTAAGGCTGCTGAAGGGCTCGAAGGTTATATCATTCGTTTCGACGATGGGCATATGCTCAAGGTCAAGGGCGAGTGGTATCTGCGTATCCACAAGACCAAGGATAACCTCACTCATGAGAAGAACGTCATTGATCTGCTTGTCAACGAGAAGATGGATGATGTTAAGGCTTTCATGATGGATGAAGACCGCAAGCGTGTGGATGAGTTCGAAGCTGTGTTCTGGGAAGGGTTTGCTCGTCAGGTAGAAGCATATGACAAGTACTTTGGTATGGTGCTTGCTTCAAAGATGGACCGTAAGGAATATGCTTTGAAGTGGATGCCTACTATTAAGGATCAGGATCCCTTTGCTGCTCAGATTGTCTTTGGCAAGTTTGATGGCAAGGATACTTGGGCTATGATGCTGGATATGGTTCGCAAGAACACTGGTACTAAGACTAAAATTGAAACTGTGCGTCATCTGTGGGGTGGTGCTCAGTGGAACTATCACTTTGACGGTGATGTATGATTAACTGGTCAAATGTAAAAATTGTCTGGCATAGCGATGTGCCAGACACTCCCAATGTTGAACAAATTATCCTTGAAGACTGTGAACGCAGCCTTTGGGGATTGGACAATGTAAGTACACTGATTTTTCATACTATCTTCTTAGGCAAAGGCATGGATAATAATGTTGTCACTGCTTGGGGAGAGCTAGGCGATGAGCATCTACATTGTGAGTTTGAGTCAAATCCAATTTGGACAAGTATAGAAAATGAATGACACCTTACTAAGAAATATCTTTGTTGTCAGTGACACACACTTTGGACATGCAAATATCCTAAAGTTTACTGACAGCACAACTGGGCTGCGTGTTCGTCCACAGTTTACCACTGTGGAAGAAATGGACGAATATATGGTTGAACGCTGGAATTCAGTTGTAAAAGACGAAGACATCGTGTATCATCTAGGGGATGTTTACTTTGAGCATGGGCATCGACTGTTACCTAGACTTAAAGGACGCAAGCGTTTGATACTGGGCAATCACGACAATGGAAAGTCAAGTTACATACAAGCCAACTTTCAAAAGGTACTGATGTGGCGAATGTTTCCTGAGTTTAACTGCGTACTAACTCATGTTCCCATTCACGAAAGTGGTATGGGCAAGGTACATTATAACCTACATGGGCATATACATCAGAATGCAAGCCCAAATGAACGATATATCAACTGTTGTGTTGAAGTACAAGATTATACACCACGAGCTATAGAGGAGTTGGTTCCACGATGAATGACATTGTAAAACGTGAATGTGGCGACTGTCATAAATGTTGTGAAGGTTATCTAGTAGGCGAAGTATATGGTTTCCAGTTTCAGCCTGGCAGACCCTGTCATTACTTGTCAGTTGGCAAGGGATGTTCCATCTATGACAAGCGACCTGAAAATCCTTGTAAGTCCTATCGCTGCGAATGGCTACAGAATCCTGAAGTGCCTGAATGGTTTAAACCCAATAAGGTAAATGCTATTCTCAGTCGTCGTAAGGTTGGTGAGTACGAGTATTGGGATCTGATGGAAGCTGGTGAGAAGCTTGATTCAGCAGTGCTCAACTGGATTTTCCTACAGTGTGTTAATACAGGCATGAATCTAGTTTATCGCATCAGCGGTGGTGTTAACTGGTTGGGGTCAGAAGCTTTTATTCTTGAGTACAAGCGTCAGGTAAGCGATCATACAGGAGTAGCAGGATGATAACACTTGAAATTAGTGACGACACCTTAGATAATCTTATCAAGGATGTTCTCGTCAAGGACTATCGTGGGTTTATTAATCGCATCAAGGAACTTGAAGCAATTGAAAATCCAAAGCCTCATCATCAAGCAGATTTGGAAGATGAGAAATATTTTCTAAAAGCAATGAAGGTTATGCTTACATACTACCTCGAACACGACAGATATATGGAATTGTTCAATGAAACTTCAGATTATCAGTGATCTCCATCTTGAGTTCAATGACGTAACCATTAATAACGCTGGCGCAGACATTCTATGTCTTGCCGGCGATATTTCATTGGCTAAAGACCTACATAAGAATAATGCAAAAGGTGAGAAGTATCGTCAGTTCTTTGAGCATGTGTCAAAAGAGTTTGATACTGTGCTTTATATCATGGGTAACCATGAACACTACAGCGGACGTTGGAATAACACTGCTACTCATTTACGTGAAGCATTAGAACCATGGGATAACATCACTCTTATGAATGATGGCTGGCTTAACTTTGGCAATACACGTATTGTTGGTACTAGTCTTTGGACTAATATGAACAAAGGTGACCCAATTACTATGATGCATATTAAAAATATGATGAATGATTATCATGTCATTACTATCGAGCGTAATGGTGTTTATCATAAGCTAAGGCCAATTGATACGTTTGAAGCACATAATCGTGCTGTAGAAACAATCAAACTTGCTGCTGAAACATGGGATGGTAATGTTGTTGTACTTGGGCATCATGCACCCAGCTTTCAAAGTGTTCACGAACGCTATAAGCATGATTGGGCAATGAATGGAGGCTATGTCAGCAATCTAGATGATTACATTCTAAGCCAGGAAAAGATTAAACTATGGATACATGGTCACGTTCATAATAGCTTCGACTATATGATTGGGCAGTGCCGTGTTGTATGTAATCCTCATGGATATCATGATGAAAACGCTGTCAACTTCAACCCAAATTTAGTGATTGAAGTATGAATGAGCTAACAAAAGACGAAGCAGTTGTTCATATGCAGGTGCTTCGTCGTGAAATTAATATACTTAAAAGTCGTATTACCATGCACGACAGCGGACATCTTTACACGACTATAAATGTGTTGGAGGAACGCTGCGGCGAGTGTATGAAAATCATATTTACTGAGGACACCATTTCTCACTAAATATATTTTTACTGAGAGATCATCCATGCGCCTTAACGATATTTTTGAAGAAAAACTTGATGAAGTAAACATGAGCCCAGGCGCATTAGCAGACTTTGCCAAGACTGAGTTTGCGCAGGCAATGACTGCTGGATTTGAAGCAGAGCTTGTTATTCCCAATGCTCAAAGTGATGATGAAGGCGAAATGGAACCGGACTATGATGAAGATCGTCGTTGCCGTAGCACTGATGACATACGTAGATTCTTCGAAGGTGATTATAACAGCGAAAGGCAAATTGAACGAGCCATTGAACAGATTGACGAAGAATTTTTTGAATATGCCGACGAGCAGATTAGAAGTGATTTTGATGAAGACGAACGAGACGACATGATCCGTGAAATTCTCAAGGACATGGATAAAAGTCCTGAGGAAATTGAAGAGATTATGGATGAACGTAGTAGTAAAGAATACGATCAAGCTGAAAGTTCAGCATGGGAATCGTATAGAGAAAACGCCGACTACGATCAATATGTAAGACAGTTCTTTGACCGTAACTATCGTTATATGAGTGATGTTGCTAATTCCGTCAGTTTAGATTGGCCTTACTGGACCAACGGTGGTAATGGAGAAGGCGAAAGCAGCGAGGATATTGCTAAAGATATTGCTGATACCATTGGCATGCCAGTCAAAGCCAGCAGTGGATATCATGGTGCAAAGCGTGGCACTGGCTTCTTTATCCTTGAACCAGATAGTAGTATTGATTCTGATGATGGCGAAGCAGGACTTGAACTCGTAAGTCCCCCAATGCCACTAGCACAATGCTTGGAATACTTGGATAAGGTATTTGATTGGGCACAAATTAGAGGCTGTACCACTAATAGTTCAACTGGCTTTCATATGGGGATCAGTATTCCAGATCAGACCAGAGAGAATGTAGATCATTTGAAATTTACATTGTTTCTTGGTGATGACTATGTTCTTCAGCAGTTTGGTAGAGAATCAAACACATATGCTAAAAGCATGATGAAGGAGATGTCTCAGAAATTAAAAAATCTATCTGCTGGATCTGGCAGAATGGATGCTGAAGGTATGCTACGAGCTTTTAAAGATGGCTTAAATTCATCTGCTGCTAAATTTGTAAAAACATCATTGACTACAACTCATGATCGTTATGTCACTGTTAATATCAAAGACAAGTATATTGAAGTTCGTAGTGCTGGTGGTGATTACTTAGGTGACTTGCCAAAGATTAAAAACACATTGCTACGTTATGTTCGTGCTATGGGATTAGCTGCTGATCCAGAAGCAGAGAAGCAAGAATACGCTAAGAAGTTGTATAAGTTTCTAAGTCCAATGGTTCGTGGCGATGAAGACATCATTAAGTATTTTACACAGTTTAGTGCTGGTACATTACCTTCTACTGCTCTTAAGAGTTTCATTAGACAAGCACAGATGAAACGTGGCGGTAGAAAAGCTGCCGGTAGCGGAATTGAGTTGGGCGAAGGACCAAATCTATATCTATTCAAATATTACAGTGTCGTTGATCCAGCAGATGATCCTGAAAAATTTACCATTAATGTTCGTGGAGCAAGCCGTCGTGATGCCATTGCTAACTTCAGAAAGAAGTTTGAAGAAGGTGATTACAATATCTTAGAGATTAAAGATATTGATATAACGGATAACAGTGCTTCACAGGCACAGGCACGAGCCAGCGCAGAAGCAACCGGTCTCTACAGAATAATTGACAACAACGGTGCTTATCTGGCAACTATAACTGCTGATAATCCAATGGACGCCTATACTAAAGCTGTTCAACGAGTAACCACAGCAGGATTAGCCGACGGCTCATGGAAATTAATAGCACCAGGTGGTCGTCAAATTTATCCAGATCCCGCATTTAGTCCAACAGCATCAAATACAACAACATATCGTATGTTGGATCGTGGGCATGGATATCTAGCAAGTGTAAATGCTGAGAATGTCATGGACGCTTATACACGAGCTTCCCAAATAGCAAGCAATGCCCAATTGGAGCAAGGATCTTGGAGATTAATAGATCCAAGTGGTCGTCAAGTATATCCTGAACCATCGTCCAGAATTGTATCAGTTGGACCTGGACGATCAGCATCAAATGAAAACAGGTATATTGTTACCTACACTAATGCCTATGGAGGTAGCACTATGGCCCCCAGAGTTATGGCTGCTACACCTCAACAAGCAGCTGAACAGATATTAGCACAACATCCTGGATCACAAGTTACCAGTGTTCAAGATTTTGCTTCTGGCGGTCTTGGTCCAAATTTACTTCGCAGCATTCAAACAAACGACGATGACATTCCAGAACTTCCCGGCGAGTTTGTGGATGATCCAATGACACCTGGAACTTATATCATCAAATATACTGATATAAGTGGTGCGCGACATCAGACTGCTATAGATGCTAACAGTGCAGTTGAAGCTAAAGAATGGTTCCGATCTAATCATCCAGTTACATATCATATAACTGATGTTTATAGACATACTGCTTAATTCATTGACATTGTCAGCATAAACCTTTATAAACAATAGTACGGGAGTTTAGTAATGCAAGCACAAGCAACAGCCGCCACTGAGAACTACAGCCTTGACACGATGATCCGATACGCATTCCATTATGAAGTTCAAAATAACCTTCAAACCAAACCAAACCATAATGATCCCGATCTTCAAACAGTAATCAGGTATATGGAAGCCAGAATTGCTGAAATCGCTAAAAAATACAAGTAATTGAAATCATTGAAGAAAATAACCGGTTGACAGAAGCTCATTCCATGCTATATTAAGTGAGTAAGTTGAGCGTGGGGCTCACTACTAACAAATGGAGAGTAGAATATGACTAAGTTGTTTACGATTGCTGGTGTTTCCAGCGTGAATGGTGTTGCCAAGTATCGTGTTGCTAACGGTACAATTGCTAACCGTACCAAGCTTTTGGAACGTGCTGGCCAAACTGACATCAAGATGATTGAGCTGCCCAATCCAATGACGAAGGAAGATGCATTTGCATTTGTTGCTTCTCATGCGGATTTCCAGGCGGTTAAGCCCAGTGTTAAGGGCGGGGTAGCTCCCAAGGCTAAGACTGAAAAGGCTGCTACTAAGGCAGCGTAATTTTTGGTTAGATGGTTCTCCTGTGTAAACTTGAGGGGCATTGCCCCTCTTTTTTTGTCTATGGCTGATCCAATAAATACTAAGAGGATTAGCAATGCCCAGAATTAGTTTATGGAAAGAAAATCACGGGAACGATTACAAGTTCTTTGATAACCGTATCAGAGAAATGTTCACTGCTGGTGGTGTTGGTATTTGGATTCATAAGCTATTGGGAACCAAATCTACAGTTACCAATGATGCAACTCAACCCAATTACCTAAATCAAAGTGAGAAGAACATACAGGATCTACTGTTCCTTGAAAATAGAGATCGTAAGTATGAGCCAGACATTTATAAACTACGTGGACACTACACACTCACAGACAATGACTTCAACCTAAGTCAATTTGGTATGTTTCTAAATAACGATACACTGTTCATTACATTCCATATCAATGACATGATTGAACGCATTGGACGTAAGCTTATGGCCGGTGATGTAATCGAGATGCCAAACATGAGAGATTACTGGCCACTGGACGATGCCATGCCAGCAAGTCTTAAGAAGTTTTACGTTGTAAGTGAAATACTGCGAGCAGCAGAAGGCTACAGCCAAACATGGTGGCCACACCTATATAGAGTTAAAGTTGTCCCAATGGTTGATGGGCAGGAGTTTAAAGATATCTTGGACCAAGCTGCTGTTGACAGTGATGGTAATGAAACAGGCAATTCGTTGAGAGATATTATGAGCCCTTATCTAAAGAACCTACAGATATCAGAAGCCATTGTTGAACAGGCTGAGCTGGATGTTCCCAAGAGTGGCTATGACACTTCAAAATATTTCGTACTGCCAGTTGATGCAAATGGAACCAGTCTACAAAATGCTATCAGTTCAAATGGCAGTATATTAAACTCCAATGTTGTTACGCCCACTTCAGCTTTGAAATCATATTTAAATGGTGATGTTGTGGCACCCAATGGTTTTCCTGTTCGCAGCTTAACTAGGTTCCCTGAAAACCCTGTCACAGGTGAATATATACTGCGAACTGATATGTTTCCAAATGTATTATATCGCTGGAGTGGAGTTCGTTGGGGAATTGTAAACCCAGTGAACCGCACACCATTAACAGGCAACACCAATCAAACTCAAATTGGAACATTTGTTAATAACACAGGAACCACAACACTAAGTAGTGGTAATGTTATACCACAAAAGCAAGCATTGAGTAAAATACTGTCGCCCAAGAGTGACTATTAAGGATAACGATGGCTGAATATTTTTACGATGCGCAGATACGCAGATTTATTTTACAGTTCATTAGATACTTTAGCCAATTTCAAGTTGAGTACGGCAAAGATGCCAATGGCAATCCTATATATTTGACAGTGCCTGTTCGCTATGCTGATAACAATAGAGTAGGATCAGCTATACTTCGCAACAACAGTGAGAACATGCTTAACAATGTTCCCATGATGGTTGTTTACGTTGAAAACTTAAAGTATCATCGTGAGCATATACAAAACCCTACATTCTTTGAGAAGAAGTCAGTACGTGAACGTGCTATTGATCCCGATACTGGAAAATTAAAAACATACCAAAAGAATGTAATGACAGTTGAACGCTTGATGCCTGTTCCCTATAGACTGGATTTAAAACTGGATATCTATACCAGTAACATTGATCAGAAGCTACAGCTATGGGAACAGATTGCAGTTATGTTTAACCCCAGTCTGGAAATTCAATCGACTGAAAATTATATTGATTGGACTAGCCTGAGTTGGATACAGTTAACAGATACCACATTTAGCAGTAGAAGTGTTCCAGTTGGCACTGATGATCCAATTGATGTAGCAACCATGACATTTGAAATTCCTGTTTACATCAGCGCACCTGCAAAGGTTAAGAAGCTTAATGCAGTAACAAGTATCGTCGCAAGCCTATATGACGCACATGGCAATTTGGCAGACGCTATTCTTCAGCAGTATGAGCTATTGGGCAATCGTCAATACTTCACACCCAGTGGCTATAATGCTATTGTAGCAGGCGGACAAGTAGTATTAAGTAAGCAGCCTAAAAAAGGCACTGATACTCTACTAACTGTTCCTGAACCAACAAATGAACCTGTACCATGGCGTGGTGTCATTAACTATATAGGTGAAATAACAAATGGCGTAAGTCAGATGGCGTTTGTTGACGATACCACAAATACGTTTGTTGTTGGTACTATTTCATATGATCCAACTGACGACAGTGTGTTGCTATTCAATGTTGACACCACTACTATACCCAGCAATAACCTAGCACCTGTTAATAATATCATTGATCCTTTAGCTGCTGCTCCAGGTACTAACTTACCCGCCGCTGCTAATGGGCAGCGTTATCTTATTATTAATAATAGAATTGGTAATCCTACCAATGCACCAAATAACAATCCAACTGGTTGGCGTAATGCTGACAATTCGCCGGTGTTTGCTAATCCAAATGATATAATACAGTATGATGGAAGTCGATGGAACGTGGTATTTGATAGTCAAAATACTACGACAATATATAATTCAATTACAGATGCGGACGAAGTTCCTTACGTCACAAATCTATACAGTGAGGTTCAATTCAAATGGCTGAACGGAAATTGGCAAAAAAGCTGGGAGGGGCTGTACAGGGAAGGCCTGTGGCTCCTAATAATATAAAGCTATTCAAAGCATGTGGTGCAATACTGTTGGCTAACGATACCAGAAGAAGTTTGTTCTTATTGCGTGATAATGACACTCACAAAGATACGTGGGGTTTAGTAGGCGGCAAGGTTGAGAATAAAGAAACTGTTATGCAGGCTCTCAACAGAGAAATACTTGAGGAAGTTGGAGTTGCAGTTGACCTTATCAAAACTATCCCATTGGAATTATTTCGCAGCGATGATGGCAAGTTTGAGTATCACACATTTATCTGTTTAATTGAGGAAGAGTTTATTCCCAAGCTAAGTGATGAGCATAAAGGATATTGCTGGTGTCAAGTTGACAGCTTTCCCAAGCCATTACATCCTGGATTGTGGAGCAGTTTAAATAATGATGATATTCAACAGAAGCTTAATACACTTAAGGATATATTAGAAATCGCCTAGTAGTACTGCTTGTCTAATGGTAACATCTTGAAAATTTGGTAAAGCTTGCCAACGATCTGGTGCTTCTTGCCCATCTAGTTGTATACGATAAAACTGTGTATCCTTGTATACACTAATAACATTGTACATAAAGTCGTCCCACACCTTGTAATCTATATTGGTATCACCATTTTCATATGGGAATCTACCATCATACATCGTACGCCAAGTGCCTATGTATCCATCGAATCCAAATAGGAATACTTTTTTATGACCATCAAATGCAGAAAGGTAAGCAGCAGATGCACCACTGTCCAGATGACTAACATAGGGCAATAAGTTGCATGTGTCTTTATAATCAAGAAACGCATCGTAGGGCAAGTATACTTGATTAAGTCTGGTAAGTGGTGTCTCAGCTAAGAACACTCTATGCTTTAGTACATAATAGTCGTAAGTTATAGGATCACTGATTGCACGATTACAGGCATAGACCAGTTTATAGCTTGCGCCAACCTTATTGGCGTTTGCCCCGATTAAATTCTGTACCTGTGGATTACCACGAGTAATTCCATTGCCTAATACAATTGCACTATCAACATTTGATGGGATGAATATGTTATCTCTAGGGTTGACAAAATAACTTATTGTTTTGCCATCCCTGACAGTATTAATAGTCTCGCCTACGTAATCAGTTCTGTATTTAGGGTTAATGAGTTCCATTGAAATATTTATAGTAATAACACACTAGCTTTTATGTATGTTATCTTTTAAAAACTGGTAATGTGTTGGCAATGTTTCAATATGCTTTAATACTTGATCCCTGTGTTCTAGCCATTGCTGATGAATTACTTCTCGATAACCCGGCAACTCACAGAATTGTTCATCCATCATTGCAGCATGTGACACATCAATGGGATTATATCCCATGCCAGCAGCAATATAAATAATACCGCTCATACTGGGATCAAAGTTACGATTCCTATGCAATCTAATTGCCATTTCAGGATAGCTGGTATATAGTTCAGGTATCATCTTATTCATATTATCATTGAAGTGATGACTGGTTACTGCTTTCCAATAAGGGGTGTCATCTCTCATACTAGATGAGTAATGCTGACTAATAAAATCCTTGAAACCTTTGATCTCTTCATTGAATGCATGATTAAACAGGTCAATGTCATATTGTGTTACACGACTATCACGCATCTTTAGCATATTAATAATTTTAACCAATGCTTCATGTGTCAGCATTAGCCCCGTTGACTCCAATGGCTCGATGAAACCATTTGATAACCCAACGCCCACAACATTCTTTTCCCATGCACGACTATGAACACCATGCTTGATTTTAATATGTCTAAACTCAGCTGCATCTATCCTATCTGCATCTGAAAATATCATACGATTGGATTTAAGATGACGTCTGAACTGTTCCTCTGCTTCAGATTCTGTTGCAAAGTCACTGCTATAAACATACCCTGTGCCAATGCGATGCCATAATGGAATATTCCAGACCCATCCACTCTCAATGGCAGTACAACTGGTATAATTTTCCATTTCACTGGGCTTGTCAATATAAGGAATGGTAGTTGCTATTGCTCTGTCATTGAATAGTGTATCCTTGAAGCTTTTGAATGGCACTCCCATTGCCTGCTCCAGCAATAAACTCTTAAACCCAGTACAGTCAATGTATAAGTCTGCGGTTAAGTCGCCTGAATTCTTAGTAATGATATATGCAATTTCACCATCACTGCTAAGACTATGCCCAACAACATCATCAACTATATGTATCATACCAGCTGGCAAACATATATGATCTCTTAGATACAATCCAAAAGCAGTTGCATCCATGTGGTATGCAGTGTCTGTTTTGAACCTGAAGTTTCTTATTAATCCATCTTCATTACGTGAGAGTTTATTTGCATCCGTCATTAAAACACTGTCGTGAAAGAACTCAGCAAAGTTACTGCAATCAATATCGGGATTGTGTGCTTTAATTAAAAACCAATCCATTAACTGTCTGGGCTTGTCCTGAAAATCAAACTGTCCAAATGGATAATGAAACTTGTGTGGAGCTTCAGTTGGATTTTCTCTGAAGTCAATGAACTTGATACTGGTCTTATAAGTGGCATTACAATGTGGCATCCAATCTTCATCTTTAAGCCCCAGTAGATGAAGATAGTTATTAATGTGTCCGATTGTACTTTCACCAACACCGATGATGGGCACATTAGGACTTTCAATTAGTGTAAGTTTAATGTTGGGAAGTTGTTTTGCAATTGCCGCAGCAGTCATCCAACCACTTGAACCACCACCCACTATTAATATGGAGTTAATTTTTCTTGTCATTATCTGGCCTTTCGAATCTGTAGAGCACTATCAATATCTTCCATGCCAAATGTACGCTCACATTCGTGACAATCCCAACATTGGTTCTTACAGTTCATAAGAATCTTTTCCAAACGCTTACCCTTTGCAGTTGACCACATGCCTGTGTATGTCTTATAAGTTGTACGCCAATCATTCTTTTCATAACGTGTATCAATAAACCCAGGGATCCAGCTGTGTATGGGTTCAAGATTATTTTCCAATATTTCGTTGAAACTATTTGCAAACACAGTTTGTCCAGCTTCACTGCTATTTTGTCTAAACTTTGCACCATTGGCATCGAAATACCAAACACTTTTGAAATGCACCATGTCTTCTGCTGTTGTGACAGGAGTTGTTAGTCTTCCTGAAAATTTAAAAATATCTACCAAGTCTCCGAATTTAGAGTAAGTTGATGCACTGCTTCCAATTACGTTAATGCCTGCTCTGGGAAGTTGTCCAAATACACCATGTGATCTCCAGCCATTGCAGCTTAAGTCTGCTGGTCCTCTAAAGTAATCAGTACTGATAATCTCACCAATGCTATCATGCTCCTTCTTAAAGGGACAATGATAAACACAGCTTTCAGCTACCAACAAGCTAGTAAGTACCTTCTTTTTAGGATTCTTATCGTTAAGATAATTTTGTGCTTTACGTATACGCTTTAGTTCCTTAATATTTCTATTTAGGCTTCTATCCAATAGTATTGTGTTGTATCCTAGATATGCGTAATCCATAAACTGCTGTGAGTCAGCAACGATTTGATTTACTGTATTTTTCCAACGCATGTCAGGGCAACGATCTTGTAAAACTCCCATGCGCATGATATGTTCACTGCTGATAGTACAACTACGCAGACCTCTGTCATAGTATGCACCAACCCATTCAACAAACTGATTTCTTATTACATCATCAAAGATAACTTCATGTGGGACTTCAATAGTATTGAAAGTTAAACTGATTTCAACCCCAGTTTCCTCCTGTAACTTAAACAAATAATCTACTTGTTCATCACTGGCTTCAACACCCATGGGATTACCACATCGCTTGTCAACACCATTGAATGTATAATAGAAGTATTTTCCAAAGTATACATCGTGGATATTATCCAGATACGACTTATCGGCCTTACGCATAATCTCATAAAAGTATGCTGCGTAAGTGCCGTGAAATTTATCATAGTGTGGTATACTAAATCGTTTTGAGAGGTTCATAACATAATTATATTACATTTTAACAGTCAAATCAATTTTTAAAATGGTGCTGCATTAGCTTGCATTGCCATGGTTTCCTCAAGTTTTTGTTGGTTCCAAGCAAGTACTGCTGCTGGGTCATTTTTAGGAATAGTTGCTTTGACATTTGCAATATGAGAAGCCCATGGACCAGTATTACTGACAGTACCAGTTGCTACAATTTCTTTATACAACATATCCAGTTGATTACCAATTGAGCCGTATTCTATTTCTCTGGCAATTCTATATGCATTTTCCGCAAATCCTGGTTGTGTTAACGGATCCCATTTAGATATAGTACCATCTTCATTATATCTGTCGGAACAAGTTGTGTCATCTGGTACAGTGACCCATGTAAAATTTTCATGGACGGCGAATTCTTGTCCGATTGGAACAATATCACAAATACGTCCTGGTTCTAATGAATGCAATAAAGCACTTAACATTTTAATTCTCCTAAATTAGCTATAAGCATAAACTACTACCATTCCAGATTCACCTGGCGCATAACCATTGCCGCCAGTTTGACTACCATCAGTCTGAGCGCCTGGACCACCTGTTCCCGGAGCACCACTTTTCATTTTTCCCTGATAGGCGGAGGATAAGTGACCATGGTTTCTAGTATTTGTGGCACCACCGCCAAAGTAGCTGCCGCCGCCTACGCCGCCGGTCCAACTTCCAACACCATTGTTATGCCCTCGACCTGCTGCGCCGTACAAATTTATTTGCCCACCAACACCGTTTCCACCGTGCCCGCCACTGTGGCTATAATTTCTATTGGCACCATATCCACCTGTTGCGTACAGATATCCACCAAAGCTTGTTGTTCCACCATCATTGGCTGCTTGATAGTATCCTGTTCCACCACCGCCTCCACCAACAGTTACAGCAACTGAACCAACTCCGGTAACATCATAATAACCTTCAGCATACCCACCTGCACCGCCTGACTCACAGTAACCACAGCCACCGCCACCGCCGCCTACTAGTTTAACTTGTACATAAGTGCATCCTGTAGGTTTATACCAGGTATAACTACCGCCAGCCATCCAAACTTGCATATCAATCAATGTACCACGATTTTGACTGGCGTTAAAGGCAGTAGTTTGATTGCTACTGTCTGAATAAGTTATTGATGTATTATCTAATGTTACTGCCACGTCTATTCCTTATGTGTACGCATAAATTATACATAATCCACCTGGGGCACCTGAACCAGAATTAGAAGCCTGCGTTATACCGCCGGTTGCACCTGAACCAAATGTGCCACTGAAATTATGTGATGCACCTGTTCTTGCTTGTCCAGCACACCCCCCAAAGAACCCTGCCCCACCGTGTGCAGTTTGTGCATGACTGCCACCATTCGCATGTCCAGTACCAGCCCCACCGTAAGTGTTCACTTGACCACCAGATCCTACACCACCAACTCCACCAGCATGAGATGCCTGTTGGTTGGCACCATGTCCGCCTGTTGCACTTATATAACCACCGAAACTTGTAGTCCCACCTTGTCCACCGTTCCCATAATATCCAACACCGCCACCGCCACCGCCCACGGTGACATATATGGTTGCGCCAGGGGAAACAGAATACATGCCTTCCGCATAACCGCCAGCACCACCTGATTCATTGTATCCTGCGCTTCCGCCGCCGCCACCGATTAACTGTACATATACTAGTGTTGCATTTCCAGGTACCGTATAGTTTCCACTGCCTGTATACGTGGCAATAGACACCAATTGTCCTCTATCTACTATTTTTGAGGTATTTGTTGTACCATCATCAAATGTAATACCACTTGATCCCAATGTTACTGCCATGATAGTTCCTTACCGATAAGCATAAACAACCACCATTCCACCCATGCCGACATATTGTCCTCTGTTTCCATAATGATTATTATTATCAGTTGTTCCACCAGCAGCGCCTGCACCTCTTGCAGCTGGATAAAAAGCATGAGATCCACCGTCGTGAAGATGTCTTATGCCATTACCACCACCATAATAACTTGCTCCACCTCTACCAGTAGCAGCATATCCATGATGATTACCATGTCCTGTCCCACCACCGCCAATTAAACTAACAATACCACCTGATCCTTGACCACCAAAACCACCGGTATGCCCATACTGTGAGTTTGCACCATGACCACCGGTTGCTGTAATCCACCCACCAAAAGTACTGGTGTGACCATTACCAGCCGCCGCATAATAATAAACAGAAGCACCCCCACCACCAACGGTAACTGCTACAGTATTACCCGGCACCACACCCTGTGCGGTGCCATTAAAATATCCTTCAGCATATCCACCACCACCACCAGACTCTAAATATCCTGCTGCGCCGCCACCGCCGCCTACACATTTAACAAGTAATGTTTTTGCACCCGTTGGAATTGTGTAAGTTCCCACATCTGTAAAGGTTGTAATGGATATTAATCCACCACCTTCAGAATCTGAAGATTGTGATAGTTGAGTGGAACCATCATTAAATGTTATACCAAGACCCAGTGTTACTGCCACAGATTATCCCCTCTTTATTATATCAATTTCCGCTTTAAGATCATCAACTTGTGAGCTTAATTCTTTTATTGCTTCTATCAATAGAGGTACCAGTTTTTCATAATGTACAGTTAGGTAAGTTTCACCAGATTTACTTGAGCCGTCTTCAGCTCTATCAAATGGCGCAAGAACCACTGCTTCAGGTTGTACTGCTTGTACTTCCTGTGCAATAACACCTACCTGTTGACTGTCATCATCATACCCAAATGATTTTGCAATTTCGTTTTCAACATAAAGCACACCGTTTAATTGACGTACTTTAGTCAATGCATTTTTAATATTTCCACTTATAGTTTTTAAACGCTTGTCTGAATAATAAGCAGTAATTAAGCCTGTCGCCAGTATTGACCCTGTGCCGCCAGGAGTTGTGTTAATACCAATGGCAGGAGTCTGAAAGGATCCACCTGATTGATTAATGCGTCCAGTTGAAAAAGCATACAGACTACACCATTCTGAATTTTGTGCATAATTTGTAAATTGAAGTTTTGCATGTGCATCTGTACTATCAGCAACAATTCTAACACCGCGATCATTAATTGCTGTAATGAAGTCCCCAACGCCACTTACTTGAAGTCTTCCAGTGACAATATGATTACCTTGTGTTCTTGCAGCACCATTTACATCAAGTTTATAACTGGGACTTGCTGTTGCAATACCTACATTTTGACTTGCATCAATATAGATACCAACAGCACCCGATGTTGCTAAACCTAAAGTGCCTGATCCTGCATATAATCCGGTAGTTGTCGCTGTGCTAAAAGATACACTGGGTGCCGTTACGTTGCCAGCAGCAAATTGCAAAGGTGTTGAATAACTTACTGAGCTTTGAAAGGTTACTGGACCAGTAAAGGTAGCGCCACCAGTAGTTACAACTGATGCGCCAGATACCCCCGCACTTGTTTTATTCCATGCACCCGTTGTACTATTATAGGTGTAGCTTACACCGTTAACTGTTGCAACTGCTCCGTTTGCTGGTCCTGATGGAAATGCCATTATATTCTTCCCACTACTACTTCAATTAGTTTAGTTTCATCACTATTTATTTTCTCTAGACTCTTGCCTATTACACATCCTGGCTCGTACAGTGACTTAACAAGTTTTTGTGCAACGCCCGCATACTCACTGGCTGCTAATAAGTCACCTTTATCAACTGGGCCTTTAACCATGCAGGGAACACGCCCTGTCAATGCAATGGGATAACCAGGTGAGGCGCTATTCATTAAGTAAGCTGGCTGTGTTGAAACAACTCCAGCTACCCTAGTATCATGTGATTGATTAGCAATAGTAATTTCTTTAAAGCCACCAAATACAACAACATCGCCGGGTGTTAGCTCACAATCAGCTTCATAATTTTCCGCCAAGTCAGCGTACTTTGCAGTTGTTGATGTACCGCTGAAAGTTACTGCATAAACTGTAGCCCAGTTGGCAGTTGTTGTTCCCAAATTATAAGTGTTATTGGCATATGGCGTAAGTGAACTGTTAACATTGCCTGACACCGTTAAATTACCAGTTACTGTCAAGTTACCCATTGAGTTAGGTGTACTGACGATATCAAGCCAAAAACTACTTGTGCCATCGTTTGCTCTAATATAGAGAATGTCAGTTGAAGTGTTATACCACTCATCACCTAGTTTTGGACTTGAAGGCGCAGTGCCGCTTGCAGTATATGTTGTACCAGTACTTGACCAAGCTGTACCGTTAGCCCAGTAAACTCCGTTTGTAACATATAATCCACTGGCAGCAGTATTTGCAAGAGTTGTTTGACCATTAGTGGAAACATTACCAGATAAAGTAATAGCTGTTGCGTTAGCTATTGTAGATATTCTAAGGCCGCCAGTGGTAGTAGCCCATGGTGCTATAACTAAGTTTGCATTTCCCTGACTGGCTCCCTGATGTCCAAGTAGTATATCTCCAGAACTTACTAAAGGATTATATGAGCCTGGGCCTGTATTACCAGTAAACCAAACATTATTTGTGCCGCCCGTAATTGATAATGCTTTATTAAGGTATACCGATGATGCTAAATCAGTAATTGAAAGAATAGGATTAGCGTTTGCAGTAACAGATAATGTAGTAAAAGCACCAGTATTAGCAGTATTAGCACCTATAGGCCCTGTATAATAGCCTGTCATTTGGCCACCGTATAATGTAGTATAACTGTTGGCTGTACTTGCTCCACTTACAGTTAATGAGGTAAACGCACCTGTATTAGCAACATTAGCGCCTATTGCACCAGTATGATAACCAAAAATTTGTCCGCCACTATAGATATCGCCCACAATACCTGCGCCGCCAGACACACGCAATGCGCCTGTCGCAGTACTAGTTGATGCTGTACTGTTGGCGGCTACAAATTCACCAGTTTTGATAGTTCCATAAGTGCCACTGACAAACACGTTTGAGGAATTTTCAGATCCAGTTGTATAATATTCCATAAATCCACTGGAATTTACACGACCAAGAAATGACAGATTATCTCCACCAGCCAATGTACTATCAAAGTAATGTAATTTAAATCCAATATCTCTACCATCATTAACAGTCCATACTGCTAAGTTTGGATATGTATGCAAGTTAATAACGCTGTCATTAACTGTCAAGTCTGTTGAACCAATAGTGGTACTTAACCCTTGTACTGCTAAGTTACCAACAACAGTTAAATTACCGCCGATAAATGTATTCTTGCCTACTCCCAATCCACCTGTAATAACTAATGCACCAATACTTGAAGAAGTGGAATCTGTTGCATTAGTTATAGTAGTCAAGCCGCTTGATGTTAATGTTGTGAAAGCACCAGTATTTGCTGTGGTATTACCTATAGTTCCATTCATTGCACCATTTACAGAACCATTATATCCTGTTGTGGCAGTTAATGTTGTAAATGTACCAGTATTAGCAGTAGTTGCACCAACTGTGCCATTAAATGGACCACTTAATGCTCCCTGTATACCACCAGAACCATATATAACTCCAGTTGCAGCAATTGTACTTGATGTCGTTAATGTTGTAAATGCACCTGTGTTAGCAGTAGTAGCACCAATTGTGCCATTCACTGGTCCATTGACTGCGCCATTAAACCCACTGGTTGCTGTTAATGTGGTAAACACACCAGTGTTGGCATTGTTGGCTCCAACTGTTCCATTATGAGCACCACTGGTGTTGCCTTGATATCCAGTAGTTGCCGTTAATGTCGTAAAGACACCAGTATTAGCAGTAGTAGCGCCAACAGTTCCATTAAATGGACCATTCAATGATCCGTTAACAGTATTGGCATTGATGGAACCACTTACACCCATACCTCCCACAACTATCAATGCACCATTTGTAGAATCAGAAGAGGCGGCGCCGCTGTTTGCTATTATATTACCATTAAAAATTTCAGGATAACCGCCGGTGCTGGTAATACTACCCGACGTAATTAAATTACCTGTTGCTGCATCAATTGTCAACGGACCAACTGTAAGGCCGTTCTGTACTATAAAATTACTATTTGCCATAGTTCCATATTCCCTTGTGGCGTTTTATATTGCGTTATAAATTTGTTGTACACTTGCATAGCTAGTAGTACTTGAACTATTTGCCTGTAAGAGTACGTTTGATCCTGATATCACTGCTCCATATGTAACAAAAATACTTCCACTTGTACTTACAATTCCGTAAGTTGCTGCTGTGGCTGTAGTTCCATTATGTACAACCAACACTTCCGCTGTTTGATATTTTGCTCCTGCAAAGTCACTTATAGTCACAATATATTTTGCACTACGGAACTTTGTTTTGCTGAATGTGTCCACAGTTGTAAGTGTATTCTGTGTTAAACTTGTATTGGAATTAAATGAGGTTATACCACCGCTGAAATATGTGCTGGTATTTGCAACCCATACATTACTACCTTGAACTGTTGCGTAAATTGATGGTTGAGAGTTAGCCACCGTGACTTCCGTTGTACCATCTGCTATTGAAGTTACCGATACTGTAGTAACAATAGTTCTGATATCAATATACGCAGATCCAGCAGGTGGTGATGTAAATGTTAATATTTTGCCTGACACACTGTATGCAACACTTGGAAGTTGTACCAAGCCATTGACTGAAACAATTACACCACTAGTTGTAGTATTTTGACTTAGTGTAAAGTTAGTCTGAGATCCATTTCCAACAAACTCATCGGCTGTTATAACTGTGAATACTGCGCCGCCTGAATTCCAATTCGCGCCGTCCCAATATTCCATAAAGTTAGTGCTACTGTTGAAACGTAACATTCCTTTTTGTTCTTGCCCAACTGGCGGACGAGAGCCAGTTAACCCAACTGGAATCATTATTGAGTCCGTTGCATTTACTTGGAAGGATGTATAATTTGGAATCAAATCAGGTGAAATTTTAACACCAACTTGTCCGGTTGCACCATTAGTTACCAGTAGATTGTTATATCCACTGCCATTAACAATTAAATTAGCAACAACACCGTTGCCATTTACTACTAAGTTTCCATTAGCAGCTGGATTAATACTGATGTTTGCATTAGCATAAGCATTGATAACATTAGTTCTTGCAACTGGACTATTAACACTAGTAGTTCCGTTTACATTAGGTGAGGTAAGATTACCCGCAAATGTACCAGTTGATCCTGAATAGATGTTTCCACCAATGTTGGCAGATTTAGCAATAGCAATGCCACCTGTTGCAATAACGCTACCATAGGTTGAACTAGATGCATCAGTAGAATTAGCAAAATATACACCACTGTTAATAGTTGCAACACCAGTTGGATTACCTATGTTTAATGAGTTTGCAGCGCCTGCAAAGTTTAAAGTTGTTGCAAACGTATTAAACAAATCCTGTGTTATCTGAGAGCCAACAACAACTGGATTATTAAGTGTTAATGTTCCAGCAGTATTTCCCAATGATATCGCTGATGCATTTGCAAACGCACTAATAGTTGTTGGAGTATTGAACAGACTTGCATTTGCAGTACTGGCAATTATATTACCGTTACCGAATAAATTTATACCATTACCAACATTTAATGTTCCGGTTATTGCAGCGCCACCATTGGAAATAAATGCACCAGTTGTTAACCCTGCAGAAGCAGTTGAACGCATTGCGTATAATGTACCAGTTGAAGATATAGTAACTGCCGGAGGACCGGTTACAACTGATCCAATAGCATTAACATATATGGATACATTTGTTCCTTGAGCAGTATCAGTAAAGTTTTCAGCAGCAATTACTCGCATACCACTTGAAGAAAAAGCATTACCATATGTAAATCCAGTGGCGCCATAACCTCTGCCACTGAATGTTACAATATCATCATCTTTTTGCAGTGCAGATGGCGCACTGGGCGTTCCTCTAGATGCTCTACCAACATAGTTGCTGGCAGAATTAGTACCAAAAGAGTCAATGCTAATTGAAGTAGATTTGTTGGTTGAGCCAGATATATGAAGAGTTGCATTGGAAAATAATGGGGCATCTGTATTATAATTTAATGTTAATAAGTTATCAGCAGAAGCCTGTATTGATCCTTGACCAATTAACAAATTTCCTTGAATATTATGTAAACTTGTATTATATGTTCCAATATTTAAATTACCACTTGCGCCGATACCACCTCTAACTACCAATGCACCTGTTGAAATACCAGTTGATGCTGTTCCACTATTAGCAAATATATTACCACTTGCCACAACTGTTGTAAATGCAGCAGTATTTGCAACATTAGCACCAATTGGCCCTGTATGATACCCAGTTAACTGCCCACCACTGACAGTTGTTACTGTCGTGAATACACCAGTGTTTGGAGTTGCAGCACCAATAGTTCCATTGAATGGACCATCCAGTGGGCCTTGCACACCATTTACTGCATAAATTGTACCAGTTGAATTAATTGTACTTGATGTTGTTATTGTGGTAAACGCACCTGTGCTAGTTGTAGTTGCACCAACAGTCCCGTTAAACGCACCATTTATAATACCACCAACATTTAAATTACCAACAACGCCAGCTCCGCCGGCTACTGTTAATGCACCAGTTGTGGTAGTTGTTGATGGTTTATTATTAGCCACAGTGAGTGTACCAAGTTTCAATCCATCATATATTAAATTAGCACTTGAGAAGTTAACTGATCCAGCAGCCGGTTCAGTATCAATATTACTGAAAAGATACCAGACATTATCTACATGGTTACGTATAAATCCACTGTGCCCATAGACATTAGCAGCACCAGTAAACATGTGACTGTAAAAGCCAATTTCGTAATTATAATTTGCAGGATTACTTGCATTCAAGTAAATTAATGGATCATTAATTCCTAAAATTGTGCTGACTTGTGATGTAATATTACCGTAGATATTTCCACCAACCCACAAGTCCTTTTGTATACTGGCGCCGCCATTGGTTATTTGTAAAGCGCCTGATGACATACTTGTAGCATTGGTAGCATCATTAATAGTAAGAGTAGTGAATGTACCAACATTAGGAGTAGAGGCACCAACAGTTCCATTATGCGCACCGCTGATATTGCCTTGATAACCAGTTGTTGCTGTTAATGTTGTAAATGTACCAGTATTAGCAGTAGTTGCACCTACAGTGCCGTTGTGTGCGCCATTTGTTGCACCACTGTATCCTGATGTTGCTGTTAGTGTTGTGAATACACCTGTGTTTGCAGTGTTAGCGCCAATTGGTCCATTAAAATACGCAATAACATTACCAGCGACATGAAGTGCTGCTTGTGCGTCATCATTTAAATTAATACCAAGTCCTCTAGTAGTCCATGACCCATACTGCGCACCAGACCAACCCCAAGTAAATTTACCACCGGTCTGTATTGCAAATCCCATATTACCAGCAGGAGTTAAATTTCTAATTACTGTTACAGTTCCGGTCTGATAAATGTCAGCATTGCCATCGTTTGCTGATCGTAATAATAGACCAGCATTATATCCACTAGTTGGATGATATATTTTTAAGTAATCAGTTGTGCTATCGCGCAGGTTTACATCAAGTTTAAATTCTGGACTACTTGTTCCAATGCCAACATTACCGGCAGAGGTAGACAAATAAGTGTTATTTGTTGAAGTCAGCGTTGTAAAGGTACCAGCAGATGCTGTACCGTTACCAATAATACCATTTATACCACCACTTACATATACATTTCCAGTGACACCCAGTCCACCGGCAACAGTAAGAGCACCAGTTGAACTAGCAGTACTTGTTGTGGTTGATGTAATTCTAGTGTTGCCTGAAGAATTATAAAGAAGTATTGATCCTGACTCAGTTAAATTAGTTAATCTTAGATCAGCAGTGGCGCCAGTTTTTATTCCAACATAAGATGATGTTGCTTGTATAATGCCGAAACTATTACCCAAAGTTACAATATCACCAGTGACACCAGTTGCCAATGATAATGCACCTGTTGTTGATAGCGTGGTAAATGCACCTGTATTGGCAGTAGTTGCACCAATTGTACCATTCATTGCACCATTAACTGCGCCTTGATATCCAGTGGTAGCAGTTAATGTTGTGAACACGCCGGTGTTGGCAGTAGTAGCACCAACAGTTCCATTGAATGGCCCATTAAGAGGACCATTATGTGTACCAGTTATAGTAGCACCTGTGTTACCAATATTAAGTGCATTAATTGTTGCGGCTGTTAATGTGCCTGCAAAGTTAGCAGTACCAGTTGCATTGAGTGTAGTAACTACAGCAGAATTTGGAGTATTTGCACCAATGACTGTATTATCCAAATAACCATTTGTTATTCTTGCATTGCCACTTATTAAATTAGTAATTGTACTTGTAGTTGATGTTATGTTATTAAACAATCCACCATAGGCATGAACATTAGCATAACCTGCATTGGGCACTGTGCCATAATAACTTTCTGCAGTGGTGGCGCTAGTATAAATGAAAGCAAATTCTTTATTGCTTTCGTTCCATAACATTGCAGTATTTGTTTGATTGCCTCTACCCAGTATTAATCCAACATCATATGTGTTGGAACCACTGAAGTTTCTATTTAGGATAATTGTGGGATCAGAACTTACAACACTTATAGTATCTAAACTTGATGTGTTTCCATAGACAAATAGATTGCTTACAGTTAAGTTGCCAGTATATGTAATGGCGGGCGCAAAAAGTCCACCTGTTATAGAACCAGGTACAATTTTAGCTGATGCATTGATATCACTATTGTAGACCTGGTTATTTCGAATTCTTGTAAGTGCAGCCATTAACACACTACCCCAATTTTATCATAGTATTTATTTGGGTTTTGTGTATTCCAATTACTTACTTTGATTTCAAAATTTCAATTTCAGATTTCAACTCTTTGATTGCCTCAATCAACAATGGAATTATTCTCTCATACTTGACCGTCAAATAGTTTGCATCAACTGGAGCCGGACCAACAACTTCCGGAAGAACATTTTGTATTTCCTGTGCAGATACGCCAACTTCACGTTTAGTTGCATACCCCAATTCATTTGCTACAGAATTTGCTTCATAATAGAAACCGTTTAACTGTCCTACCTTATCCAATGCATTTTCAATATTGCCAATACGAGTCTTTAGTCTATCGTCTGAATAGTATGCTGTAATGTCACCTGTAAACAAGCCGCCGCCTGACACATAGAAATTAGCACCATCATATGTTAAGCCCGCGCCACTTGTTAAAGTACTACCTGCACCAAAATATGCGATTCTAGTATTTGTTCCGGTAATAAGTGAATTATCAACCGTGGCCCAAGTCAGTACCCCAGAACCATTGGTCTTTAAGAACTGTCCATTGGTACCACCAGTTAGTGTTAGGTTTGTTTGTGCGCCAAGATTTGTTGCACCGGAAACAGTTAATGCTGACAATGTACCAACACTGTTGATATACGGTTGAGCATTAGTAGTTAATGTTCCACCTATAGTAGAAGCACTCATTACGCCAGCAACTGTTAATCCAGTCAATGTGCCAACACTTGTAATATTTGGCTGTGCAGCTGTCTGCAATGTGCCAGTTAACAATGTTCCAGTGTTACCAATAGTTGCACCAGTAATACTGGAATTGGAAACAATATTTGCAGCTCTTACTTGGCCAACAAAGTTATTAAATGTTCCACCTGTATTAATATTTCCACCGATACCAACACCACCAAATGGCACTCTTAAGGCACCGGTTGTTGTACCTGTACTGCCTTCAGTAGCGGAAACAACTAAATTTAGTAATGGGTTAGAGAAGTTCAAGTTACCACTGATAGTAAGATCGTAGTTTGCTACGAGATTACCGTTGGGATATATGTCAACTGCATTGATAGTTGCGCCTGCACCTGACTTCACTCTGAAGTTCATTACGCCGCCAGTTGTCTGACTGCTTACAACACTGTTTGCACCAATAATTGACAAGTTTAAGTTATTTGCAGTACCAACATTCAAGCCAGCATTATTAAGAACATTTAGATTACCTGTCAAACTTGTAGTAATAACATCATTACGCATGAACTGACTTGCAGCGATACCTGTTAATGTAGCACTATCATTTGCCTGTCCATAAAATTTAGCATTGGATAGAAAACTTGTATTTGCAATGTTTAATCCAGGATAAACTGTCTGGAATCCAGGAATTGGAGTCTTGGGCACAAACGCTGCACTTGCTGACAAGATAGCATATTTGTAATTGCCAATAGTCATGCTTAGAACGGCTCTGCCAGTGTCTCCAGAATCAATAATTGTTTCAGACGCTACACCTGCTGCTCCGCCAATTGGACCAATGAGCTTGTAGGTAGCTCCATCAAATCCATATAGCTGTCCACCGCCACTAGCAGTATTCCACCATAAATCACCAATATTACTTGTTACTGTATCAGGTGCAGTGCTGCCTGTTGTAGTTGAACCAACATTCTTCCAAATAGTACCAGTCCAAATCTGAAGTGTATTACTTGTGGTGTTCCACCATAATTCGCCAATTACTGGTGCTGTTGGAGGAGTACTCCACGCACTATTTTCCAATAATGTTAGAAAATTTTGTCCAAGTATTGAGCCATAATTAGGGTAGTTTTTACCCACCAGGATAACTGAAGTTTGTGTATTAATCTGCCCGTCAGGGATTACAATTGGATTCTGTCCATTTGTGTGGGTAATAGTATATGCCATCTCTCAAAAGCTCCTACACTTTATTTAGCGGTTTACGCTGTATGATTATTTTGTATAATCGGTTGTTATTTGTTATCCAGCAAGGGATCCTCTAGTTCCAGTTGCTAACCAAGTAATTAAACTGCTGCCTTGAACTGCTACACCAGCACTGCCGACGCCGCCACCTCCCCATCCAAATACTCCTGACGGCGCTTCAGCATCGCCACCATCATAGCCTTGATAGCCGCCGCCGCCTGATGACCCAGGAGCACCGCCAGCTCCACCATTTCCCCAGGGATCAGCACGATAAAATGAGCCGCCATAAGCTGACCCAGCAGCACCCCCACCGCCACCTCCGGTCAATGAAGCAGTGCTGCCAGCTGACCCCGTAGTACGATAACCACTTATACCACTGCCTCCCGTGCCATTAGGAGCGCCACCACCACCACCACCAGCGCCATACGCACGGTTTGATAAGGTTATTTCTACACCCATACCGCCTGAGCCACCACCGCCACCGCCACCATAAATGGTGCCATTGTTCCTAAAGGAAAGGGCATAGTTAGTGAAAAATGCAGGACCGCCGTTGCCACCAGTGCTGCCAGTACCAGTAGTTGAATTACCACCAGCACCACCACATCCATATATAAGACCATTGTTTGTAATACTAATTACAGAGCTTGCAGGTATACTGGATACGTTAAATCCGTAAGTTCCGGTGGAAGTAGAATAAACATAAACGCCACTGTTAATAGTTATAGTTGCATTTACTTTAAGTGTACCGTTCCAACCGGCGGCAACCATGTCATTATATAAGTTATAATTTGTTGTATTGGCTGCTATAGTTTTATTAAAGGTAAATGTATTTGCTTTTGAATGTCCTGTATTAAGATCTATAGCACCTGATGCAGTAGCAAATAAAGTTCTAACAATTGCATCGTTCATTGAAATGGTTGTTGTACCTGTGAGACCCAACTCAACATTAATATCATACATACTGATAGCGCCAGAGGCGGGTAACGGCATATTACTTTCCTTCTAGGCGTTCAACTTTAGCCGTAAGTTCTTTTATTGCTTCAATTAATAATGGAATAAGTCTATCATAATGAACAGTTAGATACTTGTCATCAATTGGTGCAGGGACTACTGCACTAGGTAATACACGTTGTACTTCCTGAGCGGATACACCCACTTCATCTTTAATTTCATAACCCAGTGATTGTGCTATATCATTTGGTTGGTAATTAAAACCGTTAAGAGATACAAGCTTTTCCAAGGCATTTTCTATATTACCAAGTTTTGTTTTAAGTCTATCATCAGAATAGTACGCAGTTACGTTGTTAGTAGCACGTATTTCACCTGTTGTGCCACTGCCTGCGGTACCAACGCCAATTGAGTTAAACTGAGAATTTTGTGATGTACTGGTAAAAGTAGTAGCAGAAGCTGCATTGCCAGTTGTATTTTGATTAAGTGTTGGTACATCAGATGCTTGAATAGCAGCCATAACAACATTAGTTCCATTACCTCTCAAGTAATAACCAAGTGTTGTTGCGCCCGCAAAAGCATTTATTGCTGCTTGTGCTGTTGTAACCCCAGTGCCGCCGTAGCCAACACCAATCGCGGAACCATTCCATGTACCAGCAGTAATAGTACTGAATGCTGCTGTGTTTGCAGTAGTCGCACCTATTGTTCCATTAAATGCTCCGCTGGTATTACCTTGATAACCAGTAGTCGCTGTAAGTGTTGTGAATACTCCACTATTAGCAGTTGTTGCACCAATAGTTCCATTGTGTGCTCCGCTTGTATTACCTTGATAACCACCTGTAGCTGTTAGTGTATTAAATGTTCCAGCAGCAGAAGAATTTCCAATTGTAGTTGCAGTTAAGGTAGCGGCTGTTAGCGTACCCGCAATAGTTCCACTTATTCCAGTTAATACTGTTGATGCATTACCAATGGCAGTTGCAAGTAGAGAGGCTGCTGTTAATGTACCAGCAATTGTACCACTTGAACCAATTAGCGCCGCTGTTGCGTTACCAATAGTAGCCGCTGTTATAGTTCCTGAAATTGCTAAAGAATTTCCAGTTATGGCAGTCGATGAGTTGCCAATAGTAGTTGCCGACAAAGTAGCTGCTGTCACGGTACCGGCAAAATTAGCAGTTCCTGTAGCAGTTAATGTTGTAAATGCAGCACTATTAGCAGTATTAGCACCTATCGGTCCGGTATGGTAACCTGTAATCTGACCAGCATTTGTTGTTATTATGGAAGTTGCAACTACCGTATTTGGCTGAGTTCCACCTAATGCACCATTTAATGCACCAGTAGCACCAGCTGCCACTCCAGATACTACAGCACCAGTAATTTGACTATTCCCGGACCAAAGCTGAATAGTTCCTACAGTTAATGAGGTCGATGCAGATACTGTAGTAAATGCGCCAGTATTTGCAGCATTTGCACCTATTGGTCCATTATGATAACCTGTAATTTGTCCACCGCTGCGTGTAATCAGTGAAGTGAACACCCCACTATTTGCTACAGTGCTACCAATAGCAGGAGCAGTACTTAAATCCAGTGCACCTGCCAATGCAATAGTTCCAGAGTTAGTAATTGTTCCACCACTTAAACTTAACCCACTGATAGGAGTTGCACTTGCTATAATACTCTGTACAGTACCGTATCCCGCATAGGGCGATCCATTTGGCCAAGTAATGCCGTTTGTGGTAACAAGATTTCCGCTGATATATGTATTTGCCGTTCCAACAATTAACTTGGTCACACCATTAACATCTGCTTTGATTGCATAGCTGTTAGCAGGATCAAAATAAACAGTACTGTTACCTTGAGTTAATGATACGACTGATGAAGTTGTAGTCAATATACGTACTTCAATGATATCTGTTGAAACAGGGGCTTCAGTAAATGATAAAACATTGCCAGTAATAGTATAAACAGTGTCAGGAATTTGCGTAATACCGTTAATGCTTACAATAGAACCACTGGTAGTTGCATCTTGTGACAATGTAAAAGCAAGTGTTGATCCATCACCTGTAAATGTGGAGCTCACAATTTGTGTTTGTGTTCCTCCCAATTGATTCCAGGTAAATCCATCATAAAGTTCAAGTGCGCCCGCAGCACTGTTGAATCTAATCATACCTCTAGTTGGTGCTGCTGGTCTACCAAATGTAGTTCCCACTGGCACTTGTAACGCAGTAGTAGTGTTAATATTGACTATACCATTCCCATTGGGGATAAGATTAATATTACCATCTGCATTAACAGCAGATATTGTATTACTGTTTAGATAAAAGTTAGCAATGTTTCCTGATGTTGAAGAAAGCGTAGTAAATGCAGCCGTATTTGCTGTGTTGGCGCCAATGGGACCATTAAAATATCCAGTTAACTGTCCACCATTGGTTGTAGTAATACTAGTTGCCACTACAGAATTAGGAGCATTGGCACCAATTGCTCCTGTATGATAACCTAGTAATTGATTACTAACAGTAAAGTTTCCTGTACCTGTTAAAGTTGCAACAGAGTTAGCGTTAGCAAACCATCTGAATAATTTTGTTTCATCATGAACACTATTCCAAAGAACGCCTGAAGTTAATCCAATGGCATAATCAACACCACTACCATCTATCTGAGGCCAAAGTGTAATTTTTGTTCCTGCACTTCTTGAGGAGGTACTTGGATCACCAAGCCCAACATTTGCAAAATCAATTCTATTGCTTGTAGCACCATTTAATGTAAGCTGGCCAACTGTTGTACTGCCCGCTGCTGTAGTTGTTATAGTTGTAAATGTACCAGTGTTGGCAATATTGGCACCAATTGCACCTGTTAAATAACCTAATACTTGTCCACCTGAGCCACTTGCAATTAAATTTGCACCGGATATATTACCAGTAGCTGTTGCAGTGGTAAACGCACCTGTATTTGCAACATTAGCACCTATTGCACCTGTCAGATAACCGTTAAGCTGCCCGCCATTTGTTGTATTGAGATTGCCAATAACCAAATTGCTTGCTAATGTAAATGTTGCGGCATTTTCTGTTATGGCAACATTGATTTGATTAGTGTTACCAACTAAATTTAATGTTTCGGAATTTAAAACAACATTTGTATTACCAGTATTACTGTTACCAAGGTATAAATTAGGATACCTAATTGCATCAACTACAACATCAACATATTGCTTATTAGTTGCATCTAGATTTCCAACTGGTGCTGCAACATAAGATATAATTTTATTGCTAACATTGATATTCCCTGTTAAAGAACTTAATACCAAGTTGCCGGTTAGTGCAGTTAAATTTGAATTAGTAATATATACGCTGCTTATAGTTGCTGCGCCATTTACTGTTAGAGCATTACCTGGTGTAATTGTATTGATACCAACACGACGATTGGCTATGTCATAATACATCAAATTGCTATCAATTTGAAGATCAACCCCGTTACGAACGAGGTTATCCTTTAGCATAGTGCCAGCTACTTTACCTATAACACCCATGGGAAATCCTGCTTTTAATTATTTATTGCAAATGATTCCATTGGGGAATAGTTTTAATTGGCGTCTGTTGATGCAAAATTGTGGAACACAATAACGGTTTGTCCACTGGGAGGAGCATTATAGAACGTAATTTGATTACCAGCAAGTGTATAAGCATCATCTGGATTTTGATTTACGTTGCCCACAAATACAATAATAGTTTGCGTTGAAACTGGAGTCTGTGTAAGGGTAAAAGTTACCGTTGTGCCATCACCATTAAAAGTATCTTTAGCGATGGATACAGTACCATTAATTGCAATTTGCTTCCAAGCATTGTAGTAAATTTCAAATCTGCTGGAATCAGTGTTAAAACGCATCTGCCCATTAACCGGTGCTTCGGGCCGAGTTCCAGTGCTACCCACAGGAATTCTAATGGCATTTGATCCTGTGTCTATTTGTGCGTTTTTAAGAAATCTTCCCATCTAACTTACCTTACTGTGTGAAGCTTGTGATTGTTGCTGTTATATAATTGTTGATATTTCCATATGCTTGAATGGAATCACCGTTGCCCAAAATTATCTTTTCTCTATCCACAACAAAAGTATCTTTAGCTGCCACAGTTACATTATTATAAATCATTGTGAGATTCGCAACAGCGCCACCGCTTGGAACAACCCAAACACTAACTTGTGTGGGAGTATTTTGATTTACGTTGCAGAAATGCATTGTTGAAATAACTGATGTTCCAGTGCTTGTAAAAATAGCACTGGGATTAGTAGTCAAAGCTGTATTAGTAACCGTTGCCATTTTAAATCCTTAACTAAAAGCGATACCAAGCCAAGTGGCTTTTCTCTTACTAACTAACTCATCTGAGTAGTTGTTATTAACTATATATAGCCCAGTACCACCCTGACCTGGAGTATTAGCTAAAATTTGTACTGTACTAGCGACGTTAGTGGGAGTACTACCCGATTGGAAATCTAACTTTAAGACATCCTGTACGTAAACTACCCCAGTTCCACCAGCATTTAATTTAATATCATTGTTGCCAGTGCTGCTATAGATATTGGTATTTGATATTAGTGTCGTACCAAGCACAACATTACCGTTACTGTAATAACTAAACTGTGCATCTCCGCCTAATATGCCAGAATTATTATATTCAATGGCTCTATACGCACCAACTGCAACTGCATTTGTAGACAGATAACTTTTAGTAACAACATCACTATTGGCGATTGGATCAGCTGAACGAAGATTTATTAATGTGCTATTGATAGTTGCACTAAAATATGGTGTGGTATTCTCAGTGAACAACCATTTTGCATTTGGTTGAGTACCTCTTGCTATTTCCAATCCTGATGTACCAGCAGTTACGCCTGCGCCAGTTTCACCGTTGTTAACAATAAGGGTATTGTCTTCAATTGTACTGTTGGCAACATAAACATTGGCAGAAGTACCAACAATCTTTACGTTGCCATAAATTGTGGTATTATCTGCATATATGTTGTAGTCACCAGAGACTCGTTTATTGGTACTTGCCATATCAATTTCCGTTTAATGTATTTATTGTCGTGGCTAGAGGCTGAACAAAGTCCAGCCTCTAGAAATAGCTATTAAGCGTTTGGAATCTTGACGCTAACATCTTCTGATGCTGTGCCAAATGTCCACGGAACACTCTGATTTGCAACGAACTGAGTACCAGTACCTGGAACAACTGTGCAACGATGTGAGCTGATCTTAGTCACAAAGTATGTGCCGTCATCGCTGTCAGTTGCTGTGATAGTGCATTCGCCTGCTGCCGAGACTGCTGCTGCTTTTAGCAAGCAATTTGCTGTGCCGTCAGTAGTCATGATCTTGAACACGCTACGACCTTTCTGGCTAACAATGTCACCTAGTAGGCTTGTGCCGCCGCTTGTAGTCTTAGCATAGATCAAGATAGCATTTTCGTCGTATGATGCAACGTTCTGAGCACCACTCTGACTTGCATACTGATTACCACCAACTGTTTGTTCTGTAGTTAATGCTGGTGTGTTGCCACTTGGAGTTGTTTGAGTAGTAAATGTATGACCGCTCCATGATAACACTGGAACTGCTGTGTAGCCAGATCCTTTTTCAAGAATAGTAATGCTTTTAACACGGTAAGTTACTGTAATCTGTAGGTCTGTGCCAGCATTAGGTGCCTGTAATACCTGATGAGTTGTGATGCCGGTACCGTCAAAGTCACCGCGACGGAATTCACCACGGTTGGTACCAGCAGTAGTTACGTCAACTGCGGTAACTTTATTAGCTACTTCAGTAATGTTGACGATTGCTCCGCCACCTAAACCAGTAATCGATGTTGAAAGACCAGCAACATAGTCAGAGTTAGTTTGGCCGCCTGAAGCAAATGTAACTGTGTTTAATTCAAATACTACATCAGCAGTTGCTTGTACACCACCTGGAAGATCCGGAGCACCGATGTTTAATAGTGGAAAGTTTTTGTAAGTGTTTGTAACAACAAAACTACCTGCTGTGGCAACGGAAATGCTTTCAACACCTTCGCCGCCAATCTTATCGTCTGCTGTTGTGCTTGCTGAACCGACGTTGCGGTTACCGAAATATTTCTTGTTTAATGGGCGTCCCATTTGTTTCTCCTGTTAAGCCGTTCTAGGGGCTACGCGGCGGGTTATCCGCATAAGTCTAAAATGACAAGTTATTTATCAGGATATCAGCAAACGCCTACAAATAGTGCTGGTTCAGTAGTCTTTATTGTTAGACTTGTGTCACTGTTGAACTTGTTGTACAATACTTTTGGCAACCCACCCCACAATGAATTCGTCACAGTATAATCATCATTTCCTAAGAAAAATGCTAATTGAGAGCCAACATTATTCATCAACCATGCCTTAAATTCTTCAGGTTTAGCAGCAGGATTCAGCTGTAGCATCAATGTGCTCATGCCGCATACCTGAGGACTTGCCATGCTTGTTCCTGATATACACCCTTGGCGCCAACCAGCGTCGAGATAATAAGCAGCATCGCTATAGCCTTCATCAGTAAATGTATTTGTATTCGAAGTTGCGCTGTAGATAGCAGTTCCACAAGCATATAGATCAACACCAGGTCCACCTTCGCTGAAATCTGCTTTCTGATCCTGTGTACTGCTATATGGAGTTAGATCTAAGCAACCAACATTGATTGCTCTTGTGCTGTAGGGACTTGATCCGCGATTATAAAAGATTGTATAGTTCGTCCCAAATACATCGTATATAAAGTAATTGTTGTAGTCCGGACCGCCAGGGACATCAATCTTAACACCATCATTACCCGCAGCAATACAGATGTGAATGCCAGCATCAATCATTTCGTTAATGATACTATCCAACGCTGGATCTCTAAAAGTAAATGTTCCAAAATCACCCATGCCATATTCGGGATGTACAAGAGTATCATTCCAAGTTGTGCCTCTATAACTGCCACTAATTATATCAAAGAATTCATAATTACCACCAAGTCCCCAACTCATATTAACAACAGTGGGATTCTTGTAGCCTGTCGCCTCATTACCACCTTTATTTCTATGCCAGCCAAGTATGAGATCCAATGCTTGAAATGTTTCGATGCCAGTGCTATCGCTGCTGAGATCATCTAACTTCATGCTGTAGATTGCTGCGTTGTTTGCCCATCCAAATGTCTTACCAGCAGCAGTACCAGCAACGTGTGTGCCGTGTCCGTCTATGTCAGTGTAGAAATCTGCCGGCATCGAACCACCTATTCCAGCAGCATCATACCAATCGATTTCCATCACACGACTTGCTTCATTAGAATTTTGAAACTCTGGATGATCAACTTCGAGTCCTGTGTCTACGATCACAACATCAACATTGGAACCATCTAATGTGTAAGTGTAACCGTTAGGAGCGGTAACCGTTGTGCCATAATTATTATCAGTGCTATTATGTCTTACAAGACCATAGTTTACTTTATTGCCTGTTGATACCGAATCATTTGCTGGTTTGTTATAGTTACCAGTGCGTATAGCAGTAGTCTGTGGCTTGAATCCAAGATGTGCTGCGGGAATGACAACGCTGGCAACTCTACTGTCATTGCGTAAGATATCTGCTTCAGCATCAGTTAACACATAATGACAACTGCGCTTGCTGAGAACTCGCTCATTGACGAAGCGAACAGGACGACTGGGAACATGTCCATCGCCGTTAGAATCCTGTTCGATCTCCGTCCAGAAAGCATCATAATCAACACCAGGGTTCAGACTTACAATGTATTCCTTGCCATCAGCATATGTAGGAATACTCGGTATTGTTCGTGATTTTACACCTAGTGTCTTCTTAATCATCTAAATTAACCTCTTGCTGCTAAAACTCTTGCTACTCTTGCTGCTGTATGTTCAGCACGGGCTGCTTTTGCTGCTACAGCACGAGCAAGTGCTGCTGCCTTTTGTTCTACTGTTGGCTGACTCTTACGACCTTTGACAGTCAAGTTTGAAGCAACAGCACGTTCTGCTGCGGCTGCTTTTTTGTTGTTCATCCAGTTAGTCTTGTTCTCAGCGGCTTTTGCTGTTCTTGCCGCATGATCTAACTTTGGCTTCTTAAGTTTTGCGCCAAGTTTAGGATGTGCCTTAACAGCAGCAAGATCACCAACTACTTCATTATCAACAACGATCTGTGGAAGACTTGTGTAGCCAGGTACTGATGCTTCAACATCTGACTTCTTCCATTTACCTGAGTCAATATCTCTTACTTCAACTTTTGCGCCTGTGCGACGCAAAAGTGCTGCTGCTTTAATTCCATCTCTGTTCTCAGATTTAGTCCAGACTATAGCAGTCTTCTGTGGTGGTTTAGTTCTAATCATTTTTCAATCCTTATTATGTCTGAACAATCCACTTATCTGTATCAATCTTAAGGATTGTTACATAAGTGTCTGCTGGTACGTTAATGTTGTTATCACTACCAAACTTGCTGAGAATCAATGTTGTTGTCATATCATCTACTGGAACAATATGTGTTGCGTTAGTACTACCAGTTACAAGTGTGATGCAAGTTCCAATTGGGAAAGCAACTGCTGCATTGGTTGGAATTAGAACATTTCCAGTACCTGTCTTATAAATGTGCTTACCACGATCCCCTATTACAAGTGTATAATCACCATTAGCACTTACTGCGTTCTGTGGAATATCTTGATTCAGAACACTCTGATCATCGCTATTAACAATGTCACCACCTGCTGGAAGTTTCAACTTAGCATTCTGTAGGAACTGCCACTCTTTTGCGTCAGCTCTAATAACAATGTCTTTGACTTCTCCGCCAGTGACGATAGCATTAGCATAGATCTTAGCAGTGTCATTGCCGATTAGCCAGCGGCCATCAACATCAATGTTACCGCTTGGTGGTAGAGTTAAGTTACCATCACGGTTGAAGTACCAGTAGTTGTTATGAACTACTCTTGGTCCTGGGTCGCCAGGTGTAGTATAACCCGCTTGTATCACGAAGTCATAAGGGTCAGAATCAACATTGTTAGTTGCGCCAATGTATGGATACCCAGAAGTGCCATTTACTTCACCAATGGTCCAGTAACCAGTAATGTCAATATCACTGTCGATCGGAGCATATAGCGTACCGCTATTATCACTAGTAAACTGCCAATCGTAACCATTATCAGTAAGCGTTACACCGTAACTATCGACTCTGACGTGAGCAGTATCATCCCAATGTATATGAACGCCGCCGCCATTATTGACAGGAGCAAACATATTGTAGATTGTTAGTTCGTAACCATCTGGAGTATAGATGTCTTGACCGTCAAAATGTATTTGATCAATATGATTGTATCCATAATAATCATAATAATCGTTACCATCACCAATAGCG